CGTGCCTATCCAGTACCCGATACGGATGGTTTAGAATCATGCTACAACTGGCATCCCGGTATGAAGAAAAACATCATACTACGGGTAAGTAAATCATCATTAGGAGATTTCACCTTTTGCTCTCAACAGTATTACATTGGTCGAATTGTTGGTATGAAAGAGCCACAAAATGATAACATGTTGCGTGGAACAAATGTTCACGATTCTGTTGAAGCATTTTACAATAATATGAATGCGGAATACTTGAAAGGTTTGGATAAAGAAAAGATTGATACCTATTTCAAGAACTGTTTACCGACCCCTGATGTGGAATACAACTTAGATGAAGATTTACACCTTGACCGCTATAAGGAAATAGAAGTAGATAGGTGTTTGAATTCGGAGGTTGATAATTTCCTCCCCACAGGTAATGAAAAGTCAATCAACCATGTGGCTACCATTGATGTTGATGGCAAACCTGCAATGATTCACTTCATAGGAATTATTGATAGGATTTTTACTAACCCGGATGGGTCGCTTCACATCCACGAATTGAAAACAGGAATGTGGAAAAACACCCCAACTAAATTTACGAGTATGCGTAAGGAAATGGCATTTTATGTTTGGCTATTGAGTAAAGCCGAGCCTTCATCACGAATCACCCATTGGGGGTGGGACCATACGAAGGGAACGCCAGATGATGGTGGAACTGCATTTAGATTTGTCGAGCCAGTTAGAACAAAAGAGATTGGTTTAATGTTGGCTGATTTACAATCACTGGTGAGGGCGCACAGGCGTTACAAAGGTGATGGGGATGGCTCAATGTTCCCTCTTTTACCACCGGGCGCACAATATCGTATTTGTGACCCGTGGTGTGGGGTGAAGGAATTTTGCCCTCGTTACCAAACACATTTGGGGGTTGAAGAGGAATGAAATATATTAGTACATTTAGCGGTATTGAAGCCGCATCAGTAGCATGGCATCCACTGGGTTTTGAGCCTGTGGTCTTTGCTGATTTTGACGAGTTTCCATCGGCGGTAATCGCACATCATTTTCCCGAAATACCTAATTTGGGAGATGTAACAAAGGTGAATTGGAATGAATATGAAAAGAAAGCAGAACTTGTTGTTGGGGGAAGCCCCTGTCAGTCTTTCTCCGTTGCGGGGCAAAGACTTGGAATGGATGACCCACGTGGTAACTTGGCCTTACACTTCCTCGGAATTGTTAGGTCAATTCAGCCTAGATGGTTCTTATTTGAGAATGTCCCGGGATTACTGTCTTCTGACGGAGGAAGGGATTTTGCAGCCTTCCTTGCGGAAGTGGAAAAATGCGGGTATGGGTTCGCCTACCGAATTCTTGACGCTCAATTCTTCGGAATCCCCCAAAGACGCCGTAGACTGTTCGTTGTCGGATGTGCTGATGGAGATTGGCGAAGTGCCGCAGCGGTTCTTTTTGAGCAAGAAAGCCTGTGCAGGGATTCTAAGACGGGCGAAGAAACGGGAGAAAGTATTACCCCCGTTGTTGGAGATAGCGTTGAATCAGAAAGCAAACGAAGATTAGACAAAGGGATAATCCATTGTTCTGATGTTGGGCCAACTATGACGAGTTCAGGGCCACCTTATTCAAGAACAGGGAATCAAGGCGTTGAACATGAAGCCGTAGTGGTTCAAGAAAGCGAAGAAAAACCAATTGCTTTTGACTGGCGTGAATTGAGAGGAACTAGGCCGTCAGAAGAAAATACGGACCCAGTACATACCAAAGACGGTTTGTGCGTCACACAGCCACGAATAACACCCGATAAGGCAGACACTTTAACCGCTAGTTACGGAACGAAATGGAATGGTAATGCTGCCGCCGATAGTGGTTCTTTGTTTGTAGGAGAGCCAGTACAAACCCCCCTCCACGACCCCTCTCCACCACTTGACGCCAGTTATGGAAAAGGCACAGGTGAACGGGCAGGGATTGAAAGGCAAATCGTAGCGACACCAATACACGACAAAGCCACTAGGCATCAAGGCGGTGGGCCGAAAGATGATGGTGCGACTAATATGCTTGGTATAGGTAAAGAGGAACAGTCGATGTTCACCCTTGATACCGCATGTAATCACGCTGTATTTCAAGAGTCACAAACTGGTATGGTTGAAAGTAGTTATGGTAATTATTCTGAATGTGACAAAGCAGGTGTGTTGCGAGCATCTGGTGGTCAAATGGGGGGTGGTTCTGAAACACTCGTAAGGTCAGAAACTAAGCGGGTTGGTGTTGATATTTGGAATCACAAAATAACCGGCGAAACCGCCTCCACTATGGGGTCAAATACTGGTACTGCTATTGATAATGGCCCGATGGTTGCTGAACCAATCGGTTTCTCTCACACACAGGGATTAGACGCCCAACCATCCACTGACGCATTCCCCACACTTCGTGCCGAAGGAGGGGGTCATGCCGTGATGGAATCGGCAGGTGTTGTGTCTAAGGGTAATGGTGAGGTGTGGGAAACAAAAGAACAGCACATGAGCCTCACCAGTGGTGGGGGTCAGGCGGGTCAGGGCTACCCTGCGGTTCGTCAATCAACAGAAACACAACACGCAGTACGCCGCCTCACACCCACTGAATGTGAACGATTGCAGGGTTTCCCTGATGGTTGGACCCTCATACCATACAAAGGTAAGGATGCGCCCCAAACGCATCGATATAAGGCTCTAGGTAACAGTATGGCTGTGCCAGTCATGGGTTGGTTAGGCCAAAGGATTCAAGCCGTTGATACCATGCTCAATGAAATGGATGAACGGCCATCGGCCCAAGCAACAAAACAGACTTCTCTTTGGTGATGAATGATGAGAGATACAAGTAAGGATTTCACGCATAGTGAAGATGTTACCGTTCTAGTCGGTGATTGTGTTGAGAGTATGAAGGCATTACCCGATGCCAGTGTGCATTGTTGCATCACCAGCCCGCCCTATTGGGGGTTGAGGGATTATGGAACTGCATCATGGGAGGGTGGCGATACTAAATGTGAACACACTATTTCTATGCCTAAAAAATACAATGACCCAAAAAGGGGGCAAAAGTATTCACGGCCTGAAATCGGACATAGAGGCGGTGATGCTTCGGGTTGTTTTCTATGCGGGGCCAAGCGCACCGATTCTCAACTCGGTCTTGAATCCACCCCTGAAGAATATGTTGAAAATATGGTATTGGTGTTTCGTGAAGTAAAAAGGGTGTTGCGGGATGATGGAACTTTATGGTTAAATCTTGGTGATAGTTATATGGGTGGTGGTGGCAACTACAATAAAACAGGTATTTCACAAGCAGGTGGTCAGCACCTTACAAATGTCAGAAATCGCAAAGATTTTATTAGAAAATCTGGCGTAAAGCCAAAAGATTTAGTTGGCATTCCGTGGCGAGTCGCCCTTGCCCTTCAAGCCGATGGTTGGTATTTGCGACAGGACATTATCTGGCACAAACCAAACCCAATGCCTGAATCGGTCACAGACCGTTGCACAAAAACCCATGAGTATATTTTTCTCTTGACTAAAAATAATAAGTATTATTATGACAATGAAGCCATCAAAGAAAAGGGTGTTATTGCAGGTGGTACAAAAGCGGCAAAAGGTAGTCAAGAACGATTTGATATGAATGGTGTTAATTCAAGGCCACCCGAATACAAAACATATAGTGGAATGAGGAATAAACGCTCGGTTTGGACCGTAACCACAAAGCCGTTTAGGGGCGCACACTTCGCTGTATTCCCGCCCGATTTGATTGAACCCTGTGTGTTGGCTGGAACATTAGCCGGTGGCACAGTGCTCGACCCCTTTGGTGGTTCCGGCACTACCGCCGCAGTAGCGTTGAAACATAACCGCAAAGCCATCTTATGTGAATTGAATGAGGAATATGCTCGCATCATGCCCAAGCGCATTGAATCCATAAGCGGGCTATCCAATACCCAACAAACATTATTTTGAGGAATTATCATGGCGCATTTATTCAGACATTTCCCCCGTGAAATGGATATGAGAAAGCGCAAAGTGGTACACGATATGGATGGGTTACAACACTATGTTAAGGCCACAAATGGGGCAGACAATCTCACTACTACGGTGTATGGATTTAGAGAATTGAAACCAAACGGTCACAGGGGAGAATACTCAACTGCAATCATACCACACTTCGTCATGGATTTGGATTATGAACGGGCTTTAACTGGTGGTAAGACCGCTAAAGAGGCAGGTAATAAATGCCTTCAAGAAACCCATGCCCTTCACCAACATTTACTTTCAAACGACTGGAAACACGCCATGTTTTTTACTGGTGGTGGGGTTCATATTTGGGTCAACCTTAGCCGCACATATCACCCCGAAGGTTCGGAAATGTCAGACCTTCTAGTATCGGGTCGCCGGATGATTGACGGGTGGGTTAAAGAATGGGATTTGACAACTCTCGACCCGGTTGTTTCATTCCGACCAGACCGTCATATTCGCATTCCCAACACCTACAATTTCAAGCGGGGGTTGTGGGGTATGCCACTTACCACAAATGACCTAGAGAATGGTTGGGATTCAATAATAAAAAAGGCGAATATACCCCATGATGGTATGGTTTTGTATGGAACTCAAGGGTTAGAACTGAACGTAATAAAGCGTAACCCCTCCAAACCATTTAGTGCCGAACCTGTTGAGGTAATCGCTGAACGAATAAACAACATCACTGTCCTACCCTGTATCGGGGCGGCCAGTTGCGTGAAGGGCAGCAACCCCCCACACGAGGCTCGTACCTTTTTGGTGATGTTCTTACAGGATAGGTTGCGTAATTTTGCCAGACCCCCCCGTTCATCACCAATATCACCCGACAGTATTGAAGAAACAATACATTCTTTTATCAAAAAATTAGACTGGGCTGACTACAAAGAATCAGAAACTACCAAGTATGTAAATCATAGTGTAAACCAGTATTATCGTACCCCTTCGTGCCGCACACTTTATGAGCGTGGCTACTGTATAGGGCGTTGTTCTTTTTATGATGGCAGTGGGGGTGCATAAACCAATTGATTTTTGCATTTTTTAATTGGTTTTTACATTTTAAGGAAATAGATTATTCAATTGAAAAATGGTGATACAATGAGTGAAGATATTGAAAAAATAAGGGCTAAGAAAATAGCAGAATTGAATGAAAAAATGACAGATGTGAGTGATGATTTAGATGATATTCGTGCGCTTCAAAATGAATTTACTTGGGCCGATTTTGGTTTTGATGAACCCGAATGGGGGTTCCGTGAAAGTCAAGATGTACCAGAAGCATTTGAGGTATGTCAACGAGGGCAAACTGTGGCTTTAACACAAGACCCACGATGGGGTATGCTCGTTACAGATTTACTCAATCGAGCAAGACTTGAAGAATTGATTATGGGGGTGGATAAGGATGAGTGAAAAAATACTATTTATAGACAACCGAGAGCGTTCTGGTCTTGAAGAGGGTGTAAAAAAACATTCTGACAAATGCAAAATAAAATGGGAAATAAGACAAAACATGATTACTGATTATTCATACGGCCATGTTGGTATTGAAGCGAAAAGTATTGATGATTATTTCCAATCCTTACATTCAGGTCACCTTACCCACCAGTTAGATAATATGGATGATAATTACAATCATGTTATTTTAGTCATTCATGGTAAAGTGGAGAGTTATGTTAGTAAAATGCGTAGGCGGGGTAATCGCACCCCCTTTGCTGCTATTGAAGCACAATTCATTGGCTCTTTGGCTCGATTTGATGTTGATTATGATATGACTATTATGCACTTTCCTACGGCTTCATCGGCAGCACGATGGATAGTCAAGCGGTGTGAAAAAGATGGTACATTAGGCGGGGGCAAAACCTTCCGTACTTTGCGGCGAACTACCAGTGAAGATTTACGCATAGATGCGCTAAGGGCCATCGGTTGCAGTGAAGCAATAGCCAAGCGTTTGATTTCCCAATTCGGTTCAATAATGGAAATTGGCAGTGCTTCAATAAAGGAACTTATGGCCCTTGAAGGGGTTGGAAAAATACGAGCACAACAAATTTCAAAGGCTCTCAATAGTGAGTCACCTGTGATAAAAGAACGAGTTAGATTAACCAACGCCTAAATGATTAAAGGATGAACCCCCCACGCATAAAATCCCGAAGAGAGTGAAAGAACATGACACCGGCATTAAGTGATAATTTGAGTGAAATAATGAACACTCAACGCCAGTGGGATGATTATATGGTGGTTAATAGTAATGAACCCGGTTCAAGGTTTATTCGTGGTTATATTGAGCGTTTCAATACGGTTTCTTTCTTCAATGAATATGCTGGTTTACTTTCCTTTTTTTATGTCATGGGTCAGATTTGTGCGCCTTTTATCCGCATCCCTATACATGGAACTTTTTTGGATTGTAGGGTTCACACATTTTGGATTCAACAATCCAGAACAGGTAAATCCATTGCTTGGGAATTTACTGACCGTTTGTTAGAAGCGTTAGGTGTTGATACTGAATCTTTCACCGCTGGGTCCGATGCTAAGTTAATAGGAACTGTTGATTCACAACCAGTATTGGATGATAACGGGCGACCAACTGGTGAAATGAATCATGTTATTGTTGAAGGGCTTTTGAACGGCTACAAGACACTACTCTTCGATGAAGGCTCAATACTATTGAATGATGCCAAGTCACACTTTTCAGATAAAATACTTTACCTTCAACAAGCAATGGCCCCTCTTGGTTCTAGGACCAATGTTCTTGTTAAACACCTAGTGGGTGGAACAGTGCATACACCATCTGGTGTTTCACTTTGGATGACATCATTCCCCCCAAAAGACATCATGGCACATGTTCTTGATAAGGGTTTTTTCCAAAGAGTTTTCTTATTTCAAAATGACATTAATGCTGAACAAAGACAAACAGTCAGTGAACATCGTATGGGTGGTGTTTACATACCTGTTTCTGATGAAGTTATGGATTATGATGTACTCGCTGCTTATTTACAGGAATCTGTCGATTTAGTTAAAGAGAGATTGTGGGATGCTATGGAACTAGAACCCGAAACAGTAACCATCAACACACCAGCAACAGAAGATGGTGGGGGCGGGGTCGTTGAGAGGGTCATAACTCGTGAGGAAATGTGGAATCAACTAAGTGATAGGGAACGTGAGGAAGCGGCCATGCGTCATGCTCAAGAAATTTTCACCGTTTCACCCGGTTACCATGCTGCACTACTCAATGCTACTGACGACTACTATGGTCTTGTCACTGGTATAGCGAGTGAAAATGTTAGGGAAACGGCTCTTTCTTTTGTGCCAAACATTGAGAACTATACAGTCATTTTTTCTAATTTAATTGCAGTAGTGATGCGTTCCCCTGTCATAACCGAAGAACATATAATGATGGCAACTGAAATCATTTTTGACAACCTTCACAATCTTACCATCTGGCTTGAGCAGAAGCAAAATGTGAAGGACCGAAAGAGAATTACTGCGGAACGAGGGGCATGGATGGGCGCATTCAAACAATGTCAGAAGTTTGTTAATGAAGCAACTGGTGTTGAAACAGTCAAGCAACAGGATTTATTAGATATTTATGCTGCTCAACAATGTATTGCTAATATAACAGCCCAACGGCGGTTTTCAGCCCTTCGTAATGGGGGTCAGGTCACCATTACTAAACAGGGAAAGGGTGGCCGCAATTTTGTGTCTTTATCGTGGGGGTGAATAAGTGAAAGGGGTGTCGGTTTTATTTGATAGTCAATTTGATGATGGCTGGCGTAGTGATATGGATATTATGCTAATTGCTACATGGGATGGCACGAAACATGAAATATATACTGATATTGGAATGAGGAATAAAATATCAAAATGCACAATGCACGATATTGGAGATTTTGACTACAAGACTTGTCACGAACTGGTAGGTCATAATTTACATGGCGAATTCAAAAACTTATCCTTTGATATACTCAAAGAGGTAAAAAGGGCGAGTGCTGATATACTTCAAAACGAAGGTAAGCGATTCAACCTTTATGACCTTGCTCGTTGGAATCGTTGTTGGTCTCCTATGCAAATCATATCTAGTCACATCCACCGTTATCTTTTGTTCAAGAGGGGAGGTTACACCAAAGTAATTCGTTGGGCTATGGTTGATGCAAAACTGTGTTTTGATTTATACCACAAAATAAAGAAAACAAAAAGGGTAAAATTCTTCGATGTTAAAACTGGTAAACACCCCTTTGCTGAAGTATCTTGGGGTATTGGTGACGAAGGAGGGGAAGAGGAATGATGGAATACATGGTGGCGACTACTCTCATATTGACAATTTTAGAATGTGTTTTTTGGGGTTTTGTGGTGTGGCAAGTATTACAAGCCAAAAACGGTAAAACTGGCCCATACATTGGTGATGAAGGAGGAAAGAAAAATGACTGAATTAATAATTAGGGCGGGGCGAAGGAATACGAGATTAGCAACTAAACTATATTCTCTTTTATTAGAAGAGGGGCCATTGACCGCCGATGAAATCCGAACTAGGCTTAAAGAAAAATATCCAAAACTAAAATTCCTCAATGTTTCTGGTAATCAAATTGGTCAGGTTTTACGCAAATCAGTCTTTGAAAAGGCCGAGTGGTGTAGTAACTGTTGGTCGTGGAATGCTATACCACAAACAACCGACTAACGATTTCGAGAGGGTCTTTCACCACCAGCACCTAACTGGCGGCGCATGGCTGGCCTAGCACCTGACCCACTACCACGAATCTTAGAACGCTTGTATTTAGCCGCAGTACGCTTAGATTGGTTCTTACGGGATTGACCCCACACCCTGCGTTTTCCCTGTCGTTCAGCACGACCTTCTAATGGATTCTTACTGTAACCACGGAACTTACCCTTTTCCATTGCCTGTTTCATATCAGGGTGTCCTACCTCTCTACAACCCCAACAACCCGGCACATCCCCTTCACTCTCTTTAATATCCGCCTCACTCAAAAGAGAGCCACAAGAACGGCATTTTACTTTACTGGCTTTCAAGACGGCGAATCCAATACTAGCGGCTCGCTTTTCAACTTCGGCCTTGCCTTTCGCCACAAAGCGTCACACGTAGGGCATTCCCATAAAAAGATGCGGTCTCTACTACCAGCATAAAAGCCATTTATACGCACAGCCAGTACCGACACACCACATTCCGGGCAATCCTGTTCAACCTTAGCACGATAAGACTGGACCAATATCAATACCCCGCATGTGTGTAAGATACACGTATGTCACCAGAACCTAGTGGCCCTAGAGGGGCAGATACAGTAGCAGCCAAATTAGTGAAGGTTAGTGTTTTACCACTAACGGCGTAGTGCGGCCCTTCCTTAAGGGGACACATTGTAGCACCCGAAGCAGCAAACCAAGTAGCAGTAATCAGATGTACTGTATTCACCGTTTCTGTTGCCAATGGGGTGTATGTAAGAGTAAGCGCACCTGCGCCTGTATAAGATAGCGTTTCTTTGGCTTGGCGGTGTACTGGTGTTAATTGATAAGCCCCTCCAGACCCCGCACCAACGGCCTTATCTCCCTGAAAGAACAAATGGGTCTGACCTGTTCCATGTGGATAGTCAGAATCGGTGTTAAAACCAGCAGGGTTACGAGCATAAACCAAACCGAGTTTATCCACGGGTAAATTCCCCGCAGTGAGGGCAGGGGTGAGGGAATAGTCGTTTAGTGGGTCTGTGGCGTTACCTGCGCTATTGTATAAGCCAGTTAGAGGAATTGGCCCACCACGGATGAATTGTCGCTTATCTTCACAGTTTGACACAACTAATGGAGAACCATAGGCTACACGAACAGCCCCTAGAATACAAGATTGTTTTATCAAATGGGATGAAGGCATTTGGGGGAAAAGACCAGTGCTAGTATCAACAACTGTTCCACACACTAATCCTATATTGTTTAGTGAACTTGTCAGTTCAGGGTCTACAATAACGAGAACCCAACATTCTTGATTTACACCAGTAGGTAATACCATTCCACCTGCATTGAATCGAGCGTTATAGCGAGCCGATGTATCAATGTTAAAGGCAGACGCATTGCCCACCGAGTAAAAGACCCCATCAAGGCAAGCCACCCCTACATCCACGAAAATTGAGTTAGTCGCCCCACCAGTATTTTTACGAACACAAGCATTACCACTAATTGGGTTATTTCGGTCTGTACCACCAGAATCTTTTGAGTAGTCAGTAAGGGTAATAGGAACAACACCATTGTAAATACTGTTCTCAAGGAAATTGGTTAAAGAGGCTGTGGATAGCACATCACTATCCCGAAGGCCATCAGATTGCCATGTGGCCCCTGTACCTGTCTTTTCGTGTGCTTCGTTAATACCTGTCGTTCCCATTAAGCCATCCCCTCATCCATTCCACCTTTACGGCTATATGCCCTGTATGCTGTTGAAGCGGCATTAACCAAAGGTTCAGGCCAACCATGTTCACCGATTATTGTTTCCAAGCGTTGTAAGAACTCATCACAAGTAATACTCATCACATCATTTGTAATCCCTTGTTTCATTGGCCCTTCGGGTATCAAACTAATAAAAATGCGTTTTGCTTCGTCACAACCCGGATTGGCCCTGTCTTGCATGAACGCCCCAAGAGCATCTGCCAAGTTTTCTTTACCTTGCATGACAGGTGAAATCACCATATCCATACCTTCGGTTTCTCCAACCTGCCAATCATCCGGGTTATGTTCGGCCCATTCACCCGTTCCCGCCGGTCCATCGAAGTTAATGTCGCAATCGTGGCACATATAGGGTTGTTTGAAATCGGTTGCATAGCCAACTGATGAGGTCCATTGGTTTTCATCGGGGTCATATTGCGCCCCGCATTGAGGACAGGCTGTGCCTTTCACCCCTCTTTCACTACCTAAGCCTTTCAAAATACCCCAAGCCTGTTGAAATGCACTCATCATCTAACCTCCATCACTATATCAATTCTAATCTCATTGGTACTATTTTTTGAGATTGGGAGGAAAGAGGCTCGATAAGCAGGGGTATCAAGGGGTGTTGCGCCATGAATGACCAACTCTTTAATTTGATTAGCAGAAATTAATTGTGTATCAAACAAACCACTAACGGATATGGACCGGTCGTCTAAACGCTGCACAGTCGGTGTAACTGAAAAGGCTACGTTACCTGCACCACCGTCACGGCTCGTTGCTTCACCACCAGTAGTACCAAGACTCATTTGAGTTATTAGTGTTTGAAGGTGCGCCACCAATTCCGCTTTTACCCCATCTAATACTGGCATTAACTCAACCCCTCTCTATCAATATCTAATTCATCGGTATCATAGGGCCACGGTACAATATCAAATAGTGGTTCCGCAGGTGTACTTGTGATTTCATCTATTCCTGTTAGAGCATCACCTATTGCGGGGTCATTAAATAAATCTTCAAAACCGTGTCTAGCCAATTTCTCTCGTTCTTCTGTGGTTTCGTTATTTCGGTCTTGTCTCCAAGCCATTTCATTCATCCAACAACCACGACAAAGGAGAGAACCACCGCCGCCCTCACCACCCCATGCAAGACGACCTATTTTCCCACCACCACCGCAACCGTCACAAATGTCACCATAACCTTCATCATCGGGTAATTCAGTTTTGAGGAAAAGCCAAGCCTGTTCAAATGCGTTCATTATTTCACCCTGTAAAACATTGATTTTGAATTTCCTATTGGGTCGGCTCTTGCAGATGTGGCCCGCAATTCATCATTATCTGGTATGGCGACAAGGTTATTTGCTTTGAGAGTAACGGTTGTGGAGGTTACAGAAAGCACAAAACCCACTAATAAATTAGCACTGGTAAATACTGCATCATGGGGAGAGAACCGTAAGGTAGCATCTATCTCATCCACTGCTAAAGAGGTTGTAGTGGTGGCACTAATAGCACCATTCTTTAGAACACCTGTTCGGCCACCACTCACACCAATAGCACCTAATTGTTTAGTGGTAGGAGAACCACGCCAAGAACCACCAATGAGGAATCTGGTATTATTTACTATACGAGTCATAACACGACTAGCCGCCTTGATTCGTATAGGTGCTGAAAATACCAATTCTTTTCTCTCTTTTGTTCGTGTTGAATCTTCATCTATTGTACTAGATACTGACGACTGTAAATCAGCCAAAAGACCTTCAATACCTTTCTCATACTGGCCTATTACTAAGTTACTCAATCCCTTTGTATAATCGTGGTGAGCCTCAAATACTGCAAACTCACCTTTAATGCGTTCCATAACAAAATCAACATTTATTATTTCACCGGGTTGTATATCATTTGATTTTAATAACCCTTCAACTCTAATCAAAGCCGCACCTTGACCGGTTCGGATTAGAATACCTTTAGCCATACGCAGGGCTAAATTAGCCTCTCTCAATCCGGGGATGGTTTCACGGGCAGTTCTGGTTACACCCTCCCCATCACCTTTACCCCCCATTTTCTTTTTCTTTTCCTCATCTTGAACAAAACCTTTTACGGTTTCATTTTCGGCTATCTTATCTCCCTCGATAATGACTTCATTAGCCATTTCTAACATACCACTCACTTCTATTAATTGCGGGCCACTACTTGAGCCTATATTCCTATCACGCCCAATAAATACATTAGGAGAATAAAGCAGTAAACCACTTTCATTCAATAATAATTGGTAGCCATCCATTTGTGACAAACCACGCAAAATATCTAAAATACCAATGCCACGAGCCGCCCGACTAATGAAAATACTACTATGTTCAATAGTCGATTTCAAAGAGGGGTGGGCTGAAAGGTATGAGGAAAGAGAACTTGTGGTACTACGTTGTAAAGCAGAATAAGTAGAATATACACCACTATCAAGTCGTTTTTGTTCTCGTGCTGGTCTATATGGTTGTAAATCCATACCGGGTATTAAACTACCTAAATCCTTCATCATCATTAGTGCAGCATCGGTAGTACGAACCCCTATTGCAGTAATGTGACTTACTCTTACTGGTTCATTAGTATTAATTCCAGATTTTGCTATTGTTTCTCCACTTAAATTTCTAAATTTCAAATTGGTAGTAGTTAATTTCCCATCTCCAAAACTACTAATACCACCTATACGCAACCTCTTACCGTCACTATCAATAAGATATGGAGGAAACGATGATTCAGTAATATTTATACCATCAATATAAACATCAGACAAACCACCCGTTCCTTTACCTTTTATGTATGATAAAACACCACTATTTTGTCCGTTACTTAACATGAAACGCTGTGGTGTAGCCATGAAAAAGTCATTAGGATTATAATGACCCAAACCACGATAGTTAATATTCGGCTTCAAAACTTCACTATTATCACTATTCGTTCCACACCATTTATTAGCCAATGTCAAACTAACAGATACAGAATTATCTATAAATGATGGCAATATAACAAGAGAATGTGTTGGTGGATTCAAATTAGCATTTGTGCTATCTATTGTTGCGTTTGCGTTATTACCAAATCGTATTTCACGGCCTTCAAGGTCACCAGTTGATAGACAATCACCTGTGCGGGTTCCTGTTGTGAAGGTCGTTTCCGTTCTAGCAGTGTAAGGAATTTGACCCGATAAGCCAATAATAATTAAATTACCAGAAGCAGGGAAATTGGTGGCATCTTCAACCACTAAACTCGTACCACTATCAAATTTAATCGTCCCCCTAGAACCTAAAATACCCATGCTATAATTTGGTTGTTTAGATACTGCAATACCACTTCGTTCTCTTCTGTTATATGGGTCTAAAACCAAAGTGGCATTGTCAGCATATACTGTTTCTGTTTGTGATAATGTTTCACCACCGCCGGGATGTGTGCTTTGAGAATATCGGGCATCAATAAGTGAATGTATTTTTCCTTCGTTATCTTTTCTTGAGGCATCGGCTTTGAAATGTTGAAGCATATTTGCACTTGGTATTAGATGCCAAGTAATATCTCGTTCATTAGCATCGGGCCACTCTATGGTTGGTGATGTATCGTGGGTTGAAGTGATGGGGAGAATGTTTCCAATGCTCTTGGCGGTAGTTGTTTCAAACATCCCATATCGCTTATCACGGGTAAATGGTTGGTGTTTGAAATTTGCTTCTGTCAAACTACTAAAAGCCCCTAATAACCAACCGTCTTGATTTAGGACAGACCCATCAACATCGTTTTTTGTTGTGTAGCCAAATGCCTTCAATGGTCTAACCATTCTCATAATATAATCAGCACTCTTTCTTACAGGTTGGGCATTTTGTGTCAATCCACTAGCATTGTTTTTTAGTGAGGCTCGACTCGCATCAATATCATCTGGTCTCTCAAGCCATGTTTTACGGAGAATATATACACCACCCCACGGTGGTAAATCACCACAACCACGAACAGCCCAATGGTCTTGAACACCCACACCTTTGAACTCTTTACTTGTATCAGATAATACTGCTGCACCTAAATTATTGTCACGATTCAAAGACCATTGTGGTTTTAAAAGTCGTTGATTTGGTTCACTTTGCCCACCATAAGTTTCATCGGGATTAGCCGCCGTAGTAGTAATAGAACCTATTGATGCACCATATTTGGTCCATTTTGTTTGTTGTACCCAAGACGGTAATACAGGGAATTGTTGCCCTATTGCTAAATCACTATGAAGGGAAACTGCTTTTGTGCTCGTTACCTCATAATCAGTTGCCTTGCCTTCATCCCGTTCCGTTTTTGTTTCAACGACTAAACCGAGTCTTGGTGATAAATCAGATTGAACCTGCCGATGGTCAGATATTTCAGAAAGAGGAATCGGCATGGTCCCTCGCTCGGATGCACCACTTTGATTCTTCATAGCGAGATTTTGGCCCCATCCGTGGGCAGGGAAATGTTGGTTATCCCCCGAATTAACAAAATGGTCCACTGGGTGGGCGTTTAAGTGAAGATTATTTCCTCTTTGATGTATGAATTCATTACCAACAGAAGCCCCAAATGAGCCACTTTGTGTTTGCGCCTCTACTGAATTAGCGGCCAATGTTTTATCCCCTGAATGATGATTCAATCCAATGATTGGGTCTGAACCAGTATTCACAGATTTGGCATGTAAAAACTTAGCACTACTACCAGTAGTTGTAGTAAATTCTGTTCTTCGTGAATCAACCAATCCAGCAGGTAAAGCGGTTGGCTTAACCACACCTAAATCAGAATGTTTCAGAACCCTCCCAATACCTAATTCTTTTTCCCCTTCGGCCCAAGCAACATTAGAAAGCCGTTCCATTCCCTCACCGCTTGTATGCTCACTAACAACCATACCAATAGGAACGCTTCGTTCAACACCACCATAGGCAACAGGCCAACGCCAATCAGCACCTAGAGTGATAGTTGGTATGTCTTGAACGCTATCGTGTTTACCACCATCAAAACGAGCAGATTTTTGTATTTTTTGTTGAGTAGAGAGTATTTCATTGGGGTCACCACTTAGCATATTAAGGGCATCACTACCAGTTTTGAATCCCCAAGCCCTTACTGGTAGTCTGCGACTTACATCTATCGCTACCATTGCGTTTTCTGGTGTCGTTACTTCGTGCCAAATATAGTTATTAGTTGAATCTTTATCGAGTATTCTTCGTGATACAGTTTTTCGGGGATTTAGCCCATCCCCAATACCTTCCCCACGACTCATTCTCTTTACTGCACCATGTTTCACAAAGTGTTGTCGCAATTCAAGGGTTCCACAAGGCTCACGAAGGCCACTATGACCCATGAGAACCGCACTGGCGGCCCTCTCACCCCAATTAGCACCATGACCCCCTGCATTAAGCGCATTATACCCATAGTTTTGCATCCATTGGAACGCATACAATCTTTCAAAGGGTAAAGCAGTGCGAACAGAACCCGCCACTAATGAATTAGATGAAGCATTACGCAGTAATAGACCACGAACTGCTGGATATGCTACTGCATTTGGCATTCCCGCTTCACGATAGCGAAACGACATAAAATGCTCACGACTTGTGCCGAATAGTGCAGGGTGGCTATATTCCGCTAACCAAGTGGATAGGAAAGCATCGGGTGTCGCACCCGAATTAGTATTAGTTGATTTGAGTAGTGCCAAATCGTTGTTAGTTGATAGTTGTGTAAAATGCGCTGTATCTATTGCGGGATTTTCAACAATTGGTATGGGAATAGCCGCCGCATTAACCATTTCAACATCATGGGCAAAAAGAGGGGGGACAGTTGCTAATTCAGTAGCAACACGGGGTTGATACCAACCTCCTTGATGCCCAAGTAATGTATAGGTATGTGGTGTGGCCCCGCTACCCGCTAAATCATATTGAAGCCAAGCAGGGTTTGGGCGACCACCCATCAATAAATACTGATTGAGGAAAAAACCATTGATAGCGAACTCTTCACCTGCATTATGACGTGTATTTACTGTTCTAGCAGAAGCAGCAGTAATAGCGATTGGCCCACTATGAGCAACATTACCATACGGCCCCATACTCGTATCTTTACCATGACTACTACTTACGAAATGCGTTTGTTCAGAAGCACCTTCAACCTTCGTGTGTTCTTGACCGGGTGCAAACAATACATCAAAAGATGTTTCAGGGCTATCGTCATAAAATTTCCTATGATTTGGTAGCCCATTCCTACTAATTTCACCAAGAGGAAAACCATCAGATGAAAACGAGCCAGTATTGTAGGTTTCTGTTTTGGCTTCTAAAGTGTCTAAATAGTATAATGTGCTACTTGGTGAGTCGGTCCCCCCATTATATGCTGATTGGAAACCCCAGTGCTTGTTCTCCGTTTCAGCCTCAAACATGAGGGAATAAGCCGAGCCATGAGAACGATGCAATTGTCGTCTTAATGATTTAGGTGTGCCACGCATGGTGAAGGGGGTAATGAAGTGGTGGCCCTGCCTTCCAAATCGTATGCGGTGATGTGGGTGCATAAAAGAGGCATCAACCCCATTTTGTGCATCTAATAATACTGAACCTCGTTCCACATGGTCATTAAGACGATGAGCAGAAAATAAACGAGTTGAACCACTTGGCACAGCACCCGCATTGGCGTTGGGGGATAAGCCAAATTGAGTAGCGAGTTTATCATGTAAAATCCTAACAGGGTGGAAATACAACACCCTATCGTGAGTGTCGAATTGTGTAGCACCACCAGCGGCAGTATCATTGGGGTCAGTATTGGCTTCTATTGAGCCGGGTGTGTTAGGATATGGTTCAGTTAAGCCACCCATCCCCCAAGTCATATTACGCCATGCTTGTACCCTATCATGGCCGCTACGCACAAGGATATTACCCGGTATCTCATCCTGTGATGGTAGTTGTATTTCCATATTTGGTTCAATACCGCTTCCGGGTGTTGATGGCAATATTGTTTCAGTACCATCGGTAGGATTTATCCGTGTTTTATTAAAATTATAATCCTTTATGACTGTTCCAAATGGTGACCCGCCTTGTAATACCAATTCTTGACCAGTATCATCCACGACTGATAAATCATCCCAAACTCTCTCTTCATTTGATATATGTAAATTACCTACTGTTTCAGTATTGACGGCTCTTACAGTACGAAATGGCCTAGTAACATAACCTTGAGAGCCAGTAGTGGAAGTGCTTGAAGTCGATATGGTTGTTGCTTCGCTTTTTAGGCCATGTTTCACCACGACTTTGTTAGCGATAGCGTCTGAATTTGTTAAATTAGTAATTGTATGATGATTACCCGTTGTGGCATCTTTTAACTCTCCAAACTTACTATTCAATTTATGACCGTTTTCAAGAGCCACCTGCCATTTATTAATTTGAGAGGCTTTGTATAGTGTTTCTCCGTTTTCTAATGAAGTTACATAGCCAGTAATTGAACCAATAGCCGCTTCAAGTGTTATTACATTACAGGCACGATAAGCGGCTGTGGTTGTTGGTATTGTTTTCAATAATGTGTCACGAGTAATGTTCATCCTACTATAACGATTACCACCTGCTGTTGATGCTGTTGGTGTCGATACATTACCTACTGTGGCATATTTTTCCCCATTACTATCTAAGAATAATGATGAGTTGCCTTTTAGAACATTATTGTAATCTGCTAAAGTACCCGCACCACCAAATGCTTCGGCATCCCCTATTTCTTTAGTGCCACCAATAGAAGCCATAACAATAGGTATATTCTCGTCTAAATGTGTTTGGGTATAATCAATGCCTGTTCCCGCAGTATAATTAACCCGTTGAATATATACATAATCACCATCAAAATAGTTTTGTAAGGTTCCAGCACTAAAGGTAATCGTATCGGGTCCCGTTGTTCTGGTAGTAATGATACCCATACTGTTACCATCTTTGTCAGTAGCAGTATCACCAGAAACAGCAATAAGTGAAGTTGGGTCTTGTCTAACAGTTATTGCTGTTGTAGTTCCAGACGCATAATCACCATTTATTTGCACTTCAATTTTTTCCATTAATGGCCCCATAGTAGTTAGTGCAGTTGTTTGAGTATCGGCTATTGATGATACGACACCAATAGGTGTACCTTTTGCGTTGTATAGTGTATCTCCTTTTGAAAAATTGTTTTTTGCGGTCGTTGAAGGTGCTACAACATTAATGGTTGTTCCACCAGTAAGAGTTGCATTACTACTAACAAAGCAATCAGTTTGATATGGCCCCATCTTATCCATTTTTGTTCCAAATTCGGGTTTCTTAATGAAAAGGTCGTCTTTTTCTTCGGTTGTTAATAATGCGTTTTGGCCGGTCCATTGGAAGGGGTCGGCTTCTGTTGAACCCATGATAGATGGGCCGTCAAATGGCATATCTGGTGGTGGGGCGGTTGGTAAATCACAGGAATTAAGACCTTCAACAGAAAACCTACTATAACCATGCCCAGTGGAATGAGCCGAAGGTTGCGCCCCCCGTGAATCATAACCTAAACTGGGTAGCCCCAAATTACCCCCATCCATAGGTTTAGCGGTCATATACCATACTGGTAGTGGCGCACCCAATCCTTGAACAATAGGGCCGCCATTAGCAGTACCCCAATAGCCACCACCCGTAGGGGTGGGTGTTTCCCAAGACACGATAACGGTGTGTTGTTCTTCACCATCGTTTTGTACTGCAAATGTTCCACCTTCTGCGAAATTCGCTGTTGGACCAGCAGAATTCACGACATTTGTTATGTTAAAAGAAACAATATTATGGTTAGAAAGACTAGCATCGTTATTTTCTCTTTTAATCTCCCAACCATCATAAGTTAGTGTATAATTCCCACCCGTTATTGTACCGTTTTGTGGTAAATCAGTAGGGCTACGATTATAGGTGTAAAATCTGCCATCAAAACGCCCCCCTCTAACACTATCACCTATTGTTAAAGCACATTCATTTGTTGATTGAAGATAAACATACACACCATTTATTTCTAAAACTTTACCAATATATGTGTTTTCAGTATAAAGTGAATCATTGGGTTTAACATGAGCCGATATATCAGTTCCAACATTAATTACTCTAGTGCTACCTTTAGCATGGTCAGCAGAAATAGCACTACTGGTAATACCTGCTGCGGCATAATGTAACTTATTATGATTAATAGTAGTATAAGAGGTAGCACCACTCATTTTTACATATTTGGCACGAAGAAAACGCTCTCGACTAGAATGTAATCCCCTTTGCCATACTCTACTTGAGTTGATAGTTGCCGCTATTAGTCGTGAAGCCTCTTCTGTTCCAAGATTATAGGTTTTGTTAGTTCCCGCATTTGTCGAGGCTTCTGCGGCTCTTTTCAAGTCAATTATTTTGACACCTATTCTCCCGTAATGTGCGAAAGCAGTTGCCGCCGCAGTAGTATCTCCCGCTAATGGTGTTCTAATAAGAAAGTGCATTCCTTGAGAAGTGCTACCCCCCGCCCAAACAGTATCAGTGGCATCATCATATTCGGTATCGGGATATGTGAAAAACATACTGAAATAGCCGCTTGGTGGTCGGGCATTATCAGTTCCTAATGTTTGAACATTGGCGGGGTATTCACGCTTAGGGAATGTCTTAATTTCCGCCATATTAATCCCACACACTCCTTGCGTTGAATAGTGTTGTCACTTCTGATGGCGATAATACTTTATTCCACAGGGCAACTTCACTTAGCCGACCAAGAAAATATGTAGGGTCATAAGGATTGGAAATAGTAGTACCGTAAAAATAAGTAGCAGGTGGGCCGTAAGTATGTAAACCCAATCCAATCAATACCATATTTTTATCACGCCCAAATAGTGAAGTAGCGGTATGCGCCCCTATCTTAGTCAAGGCTTGATTATTTGCCAAAGCCGTTTCTATTGGTGATTCAAATGTGATGCTTGTAGCGTTCATAGATTTTATTTTTCCGTAAAAATTACCACTTGTGGGTAATATTTGTTGAACACTATCTCCAATTGAAAAATAAGATAATGGGCTAACAGTATCAACTGCAACAGTATCGGTACTACCCACAGCGTATGTGCCAGCAGATGGGTGATTTATTAGTGGATAAGTACCGGGTGCTAATGGGTAGCCAATACCAATATTGATATGTGGTAAATGTGGCCCTACGGTTCCACCCCTGTATGTTGCATCATCAGTCAAAGCAATTAATGGGTTGGGTGTTGGTGTTAGTGTTTTAGCCACGGCATTGATATAACAGGTTGGCCCCGCCGCATTACTATAAGTGAATACAACATGATACCATGCGTCTTTAGCCACAGTACCACTACTCACAGATTCAGCATGAAACGCATTTCCAGCACTATCAGTAAAATGACCTATTACCTTAAATTCGTAAGTAGTCATTGCTATTTGCTTACTGACAATAGAAACGCCCCACGGAAACCCATTATGGTCGATTCCATGTAATACTGGCCCTGTTCCATAAGCATCTTGACTTACTGCGGGCCAAGCACCAACAATATTTGGGTGCATGAAAAAGGAAATAGACCAAGCCGCATTAGCACCTTTCATTTCATTTAAGACATTCACAAGTGGTTTTATTTTTGGGGTAACGGGGTTATTTTTCTCTATTTCATGGGCAGCAATATAATCAGTACCACTAAAGATAACTGCCCCCGATTCACCATCTAAAACAATAGGGCCATTCGCTGCCGTTATGCGTTGAGCAGATGCCTCCCAATCACTGTAAACCAATAATTTACTACCATGTAGTTTTTCTATGGGCAGTTTTACATGTTGATAGTTTGCATAGTCACCAGTATAGTCGGCCAAATCTCCTAATCTAATATAAAATTGTGTTTCTTGAGATAGTAAATGACTATTTTCGGGCGTTGTTCCAGTATTGGTAAGGATTTGCCTATGGTGTAGCCCACGATAGGTATTTTCCTTTACAGTATCAGCATTTTTTAAGTTGGAAAAGTCTAATATTGCGGCTGATGTTTGAACCTCTTGGAGATTTTGAAAACCACTATATCCAGATGGCCCCTTTGCGTAATGATGAGTGTAAAAGTCACTATAATCATTAGCGGTTCCATCACTAATATCGAAGGTGACCCCTGTGTGACCCCCACCAAAAAATAGTATTCCATGAGCATCTATTAGAGGGTGTATTAATTTGATTTCAACTTGTTTGTATGAACCATCAGAATTAACAAACAAATCTTTCCATTTATTACTCAATTGATTCAATGGTTGAACATCAGCAAGTGCGGCACAAGCCCCTGTTCCAGAAACCTTACAATCAGTTCCCCCTTGACCCCCCGCTACCCATCTAAAAGTACCATAATCAGTATTATTAACCAATATAGTTGCCCTATCGCTTGCTGATAAATTTCTATCAATTCTCCTAATAATATCTAATGCTTTGCGTTCAACCCACAAAGTGCTTTGAGTTTCGGGGTCATAACTTGGTAGTGTGTTGCCGTATGAATTTTTGGGGTTGAGAACAGTATTGAATGTAATCTCTTGACCTATTCCACTATAAGTGCGTAGTTCATCACCTGCATTTTCAACTAAACCATGAACACCACCTTGAAAGGTGGTAATTGGTATGTGAGTTTCCCCATCCATTCCAATCGGCAATGGGGCAGGGAATGAACCTGCTTGATATGACCTGCTATTTGTGGCTAAAAGCCCACCATGACCCACCGCTTGAATTGGCCGATATGGATAGGGGCTATGATTACTAAACCATACTGCAAAATTACGACCAGTAGCACCGGGTATGGTGCTATGAATAACTATACTCGTGCCACTTTCCCCATCCCTACTCTCTACACCTTTACCTGCAAATGCTCTTATGTAACCCATGTGTGAACCCGTATCTGTTGAAGAAACGGTATGAGTACCCGCACTTTCACTAAACAAAAGGGGCGCATCAAAAGCACTACCGCCGTTTTCGTTTTTCGCCAAAGGGTGACTGGCTTGATTAATAGTGCGTATTAGTTCATTTACTGCTGTATTGAAATCCGAAACTGACCCCTTACTAGCAATATCTCCCAATTTTATTCGTTGTGGGCGAACATACCAAAGGTCCCCACTACCTTTCTTACCTTGTAGTGCATAATAACTAGCCCTACATTCTATTGGTGGTAATAAGGGTAAATCATCGTTCCCGTACAAATAATTACCGGGGTCAAAAGAGAACCCTTCCATTGATGGGCCGTTGTGGATAAGAATAGTGGTATCATCATCGGGGTCAATACAAATAGAAGTTAATGGGTTTCCAATACGAAGCCCAAGAGCCTTTTCTATTGGGGCTATGAAGGCTTGGGCCATAGTGCTTGCAGAAGTGCTTACAGCCACAGTAGCACCAGTAATTGCGGCTACTGTACCAACCCCTGCGGAGGCATCATCTGTAAGCCAACTACCCAAAGTAACAGGAAGCCCAACAATTAGTTTATTTCTTAAATCTGCTTCTGATAGTGTGTTGTTATCCCAATCTTGATATTGGTCAAAATACATTTTATAGACATTGCTATTTTGTTCTAAATGTGAAATATGAAGTCTAATACCACGTTGTGAAATTATACCTTCCCCCACAGTTACCAAAAAACCACCATCAGGTATGGTCCATTTAGAGGGTAAGGTTGTGGCTACATCAGAAAAACTACTTTCGGTAGTAAAAGGTAAGAAACTATCTACTTCAATATAAGCATCACTACCACCTAATGTACCAGTTACAACTTCTGTTTCACCCCCTGCATAAGTATAAGCAGTAAGGTATGTGGTCGCATTTTCTCGCATACACCTTATCCATGCCTTACCACTAACAGTAGCCCAATCATTTACAGTTAAAGCCGACACTATATTTTTTAGCCCCCAGTCAATAGACCAGCGATTTTCATAGTTTTGCATTTGAGGGCGATTAATGGCGGTCATTGTGCAATCTAATGATAATTCCATAGATTGTGACGAAGGGAGGGGGGTGCGGTTATCCGTACTGGTTGCTAAACGCTTTTCAATATCAAAAAACATGGATGGGAAAAGGGGTATTTCCACTAACGCACGAGTTGAAGCATAATATGTGGATGTTTGACGGTCATTTCTCACCGAAGCATTACCAGACCCAACAACCTTGTCTTTCCATACTGGTAAAAACGGGTGTTCGGTTCGTGAAGGGTTGATGTCTATACCACCCTGCCCCAATCCCCCCATTGACAGGGTTACTGATGGGCTTCCTAAGTCACCAATTTCTTTTAGGGGATAACCTTCTGATAAATTGAAATCTCGTTGAGATGTTCGGTCTGAAATATCCATCAGTTGGGAACGCCCTCTCACTATAACGCCACCCTCCATTTCACCACTATTTGGTGTTATTTCTTCTATTCGCCCTTTCATAAGCATTAGTTCAATAGTGCATTTATGATATTGGGTATCTGAATCTTGTTTTGTTAATAAAGTGGTCAAAGTGTTGGCTCTTTGCTTATTTTTTGGATGAATGAGCAATAAATGATTATTACCTTCAATTATATTATCAATAATATCAAACTGTTCTAAAACTACTGGTTGTTGGCTCGCATAAGTATCATCTACTATTGCTACCCCCTCACCTTGAACGGATATTGAAAGTAAATTGTAAGCAGATTTACTATCGGTGATTGGTGACCTAGTATTGGGTTGTGCAATCGGTGGCCCGTAGCCTTCGTACCTATCCCCCATTCCCGCTATTGAATTTTGAATTACTGTATGAGCGCAATTTTCAATATTAATGAAAGGAGAACTGGTAGTATCACCACTAGGATTCATTTGAAGCATGTGTGATTTTATAGGTCTTTGGAGGTTTGTTGTGGGTATTGATATGATACCACCGGGAGAATGTATTGTAAGTGGGGTCCATGTGTTATCAACTGCACCCGCATAGGGATAGCGCAACCAATCTATCAATGGCCTATATTCGGGGCTACCGGTTGGGTCCTCTATGTAAATGGTGTTAGCATCCGGAACTGTGCGTTCCACCACCAACCACCCACGACTACTACTTTGATTAATCGCTTGAACATCATTTTCAGTTGTTGCATGAGAGTTAGAACCTCCTACCCCTGCCCCAAAAGCACTACTTTTCCAACCCGCCACCACTTCCCCAGTGGTATCAATAGCATTGTAATATACTAGAATTTTTGGTGGTCCACCCGCCGCTATAAGGTCGCTTGGGCTTTCAATAATAGCAATACGACTCTCTTTTTCTGGTGTCAAATGATGCACATAATCTTCATTTGTTGGTTTTTGGGGGTCAGTAAAATCGAATAAGGCTTCTTGGCTTACATCTAAATTTTTAAGGGCAAAAAGACGCACATCTTCTACTGCTATTGCTACAATTGTGTTTTTACCCGATGATAAAACATTAGCCGACCCATCGTGATATGAATATCCACCCTGTGCCATAATACTACTAACTTTATCACCACTACCAGTAGCAGTTAAAGTACCAATACTTGAACTGGTTTGAATATCATTAATTTCGCCTTGATAAACAGTTTGTGTGATATTAACTTTTTCATTTTTCGCTATTAATGATTCAATAGTTGTATCTTCATAAGAACTCTCAAATCTGTCAGTTAGTCCTTGAATTGTACGAGTAATTGATTCATTTTTTGGGCTTGGCATTTTCTTTAAGAAAAAATGCCCACTGACACGATTGTAAGTGGTTAAACCACACATGCCCGGAAAATCATCACTAGGTTCTAACAAATCGTTAGATATTGGCACATATCCTTCTGATGGTTCTTCTGGCATTTTTAGACCCCGTATTTATCTTCAAACCATTGTTGCATATCATCATCTTGTGCATCTGTTAATAGTTGTGGCATCCCTATAATTTCGTGAACAATGAAACCCGGTGGTGCTAATTCATTAATGTCGCTTGTAACACCAGTTCCGTCAACAACTTCACAAAAAAAGTCAACCCCCCCTTGCCTATTTGCGCCAGTGTTTAGATATTTATGGCCCGAAGCCAATGTTATACCATATTTTTCAGCCATTTGACCCTCAATCAAATCCCTTTCTGCATTGGTTAGTTGTCTATTATATTGTAATACTTCACCGATATAGCCATCTAATTTGTAAGTTGTGGGGGTATAACCCACACAATAAGGTTGAGATGTTGCCAATTTATGGTAGTTGACGGTTGCAGTACCCGCCGATGCACCATTAATTCTTAATTCACAAGAGGCCGCACCACCAACCCCATTACCACCCGAAATAGTAGCGGTTAAAACTACTGGTGTATCTACCACAGAAGTACCCGTTGCTGCTTGTATTGCTTGCCAAGCAGAACCATCACCTATCCAAAATTCCCATTGGTTGTTTGAACCAGTCATATCGCTGTATAAATTCCATCCTTTGTATGTAGCATTATTACGATTACTTACTATTCCTTCATAAGTAGCATTATCAGCACTTGTTGTCGTTACTACAATAACAGTAATATCATTAGTATTCAAATCTGCATCATAAGCCCTTTCCAAAAAGTCATTACCATCAAACTGAATTGCTGGTTTATTATTAAAAATACTAGATGGGGAACGGATAGTTGGCCGGTCTGTTCCCGCTGATGGTCCAAAATCGTGATTATTGCCACTTCTATCCACCCAATCAGCCAATGCTAATCCATCAAATGATGGATTATTAAAGTGATTAGCGTCTAAATGTAATACTAAACCCGAACTTGGTAAAAGCCCACCATAATCAAATTGAACAGGTGCAGTGGGGGTCCACCCAGCCACCGCTGCTGCACTACCCCCGGTATTTTGTTGATTTCGCCATTTCCAAGTGGCATTAGTGCCGTGGTCTATTCGTAGTGAAACAAGAGCCGGAATACCTGCTGTTGGTCTTTGTGTGGTTGGACCTGCAAAGGCCGCCGTACCACCCGTAGCGGTTAATTTTGGATTCGGGGTCACGGCGTGACCATCATCCAACAATAATTTGAAGTTATCATTAATTTCACTACGCATTAAAGTCAAAGGGGTACTGGCTGTATAAGTGGGTGTTATGACATAATAAAAGGTCCAATCACCGTCAGCCATATTTGCCCCTGTGGAGGGATATAATAGTGTTAAGTGTTCAGAAGCAAAGGGGGCGGCTACTACGCCCGAAACATCTGGTATTCTACCAAAAGTCAATGGCCCATTGACACCATGCCCATTAACCCAACCCGACCCACCATAGTATTGTTTTCCAGATAAATAGTTAGGAATAGTTGTGGTTGCGTGAACAGTCGGATTACCACCCGGCCATACCATCGGCCCTGTTGGTGGTGTTAGGGCTTCGGAGGTGGAAACGGCAACCAAACCTGCTCGATTGTTAGCATTACCACAATTTTGTTTCCAACGCCATCCATCACCCCACCCATATAGGGCATAATTTGTTGATGAAGCCACAATACCCGTTGCTTTGTTGGTCCACCAAAAAACATAATCATCATTTGATACAACATTTGACCCGTTGTATTTTTTGATGGTTGTTTTATCATTTGCATCAAACCATAAAGCCACTAAGTGGTCTAAGGGTGGCTCATAAGAACCGGCAGACCCCGAAACACCCGATGTTTGTGTTTGTGTATTAGTATTAAAACGAGATTTAGTAGCAATAAAATAGGCATCATTCCCATTACCAGTAATATCACTAAATCGTTGGTTTTGTGTTAGTCTGGCCCTTGTCATTTGGCCCGTTGGTCTTGTTTCTGTCTTTCCGGGGTCGATTACTAAATCCCCATTACCGAGAGTAAACCATACAGGGGTATTGTCAGGGTGACCAAATAGAAATCCCTGTGTATTTGGGTCATTATTTGAGGCTAATAAGGTACTTTGAACAACTACACATGGTGGCCTACCAAGTGACCCATTACCATTAAAATCAATAGCCACAATTCTCATTCTTTCAATGGGATTTACCATTGGGTCAAGGTCAACACCCCCTTCGGGCGAACTATCATGGTAGCCAAAGGAACTTACAGTACCACCAGTCATTGGGTCTGTTCCACTCACGTTTATTATAGCATTCAAATTAGAAACAGGAATACCGTCTGAATGATAAGTGGATTTTGTCACTTCGGCTTGAATATCAAGAATACCACTAGCCCACCATGTTTGTAATTGTAATTCTTCAACAGGTATTGATAATATATGCGAAGCCAACAATTCTAAAGCAGCAGGTCGTTCTATCACACCACCCATAACACTACTAGGAAAATCTCGTATTGCGAAATACCCATAATCATAACCAGCGGCTAGAGTAAGCGGGTGACCACCAGCAGGGTTTACAGGCGCAGTTACTTCTATGGTAGTGAAATCATATCCTATACACACCATAGGTAGGGGCATTAGCCCCTCATTCTCTCTCCCCACCCCATCCTTACCTTGATGGGGGTGGGCGGGGTTGCGATTATTAAAAAAATACAAATCGGGTATATCATCTTCATCTTCAAAATTCCATAAACCAACCGCATCTGGTAAAACTGTAAACGGTTGCATTTTTGGCTCAATAATCCCCCGACTTACCCTAACGCTCTCTATTACACCACGAAACTCTCCACCTTGACCACCAATAAATAAATCAGATGAGCCAGAACGTATAATTCGTTCTTCACCACCAAAATCCATATCTGCAACCAAATCAGTATTAATATACACTTTCATTCGTTTTCCTGTAAATTGAGCATTAACATATAATAATTCACGAGATGGTAAATCAAGGTCATGTGGCTTACTTTCTCCTGTTGCATAAGACCCCCAATTAGTATTCGTAACATTGGGGAAATTGTATGCCGATACCACCCTTTCAGCAGCCAAACTACCTTTTGAAGTAGTTGTATATAAATCAAATGTAACAGGACCGGGTTTGTGCGGCTCTCCTACTTTAAGCGTAAAACAATTGGGTTTATGGAGAATAACACCACCCTTATCAGGTATGAAAAATGATTCGATTGTAAATGGGCCGATTATATTATTAATGCTATTTCCTTCATTTGGTATGTGCCGTTTACCTATTTTGGTTTCATTACTTTCATAGGATGATACTTTATTACTACCACCTGTTTTTTCACTATGTGAAGCATTAAATAAATCCACACCGCTTTCACGAAACGCACCAGTAGGAACTACTAAACCATCAGTATAGCCATTTAGCCTCACGGCTTTAGAATAAACACTATGTATTGGCATATTCAAATCCCCAGTAGTTGTTCACAAGCAGCGAAAGTGAGATTGTAAAGCCAAACAGAATCACCCGCTTCATAACTTGGATTGAAAGTTTGAACTACCCCCGGAATGGCTATCCCCTGTCTAAAAAATGGGTTTGGCCTAACACTTTCACCACCTATTACATCAATTGGGTCAAATGATGTAGTGTTTTTTTCCGCAGCGTAATCAGTTCCCGGTCCAGAAGGTAAAATAAATTGCCTTAATATTTCATTTGCACCACCAGTAGCGGTTACCATAGATTCGTAAGGTATTCGTATTCCAACAATATATTTTTTAACGGCATCGGATTGTGATATGCGTAAAAAGGTAGATACATCTAATGATGATAGTGAATCCGGCATCTCTATTAAATCACCCGTAAATGATTGGGTTGATAACATACCCCCACCGGGTGAAGCATTTATGGTCATATTAATAAGGTCTTGAATTTTATCCCCTTTGCTCATTTTAGTTCCCGAAACACCATCAGTAAAGGCGGTTGTTGTGTAAAATGAACTAGCCCAATTTTGTGTTGTGCTTACACCAATTGCGCCTGTTTTCACTATTGGTGTATTACCATCACTATCTTTAGTAGTATTTGTTAAAGTTATCTTTTCGTTTGTTAAAGCGGGTATTGATTGGTCTGTTGAACTATTCAAATTATTCCCAGTAGTTTGAGTTATAGTGAAAATACTAGAAATAGCAGTTGTAACAGTATTTACTTTTACATTACCTCCCGTTAGGGCGGTGTTAATTGCAGTAGCAATATCACCTGTATTGTTTATTGTTCCACTAATATCAACTGGAACAATGCTTTTTGTCGCCACAGTTGGTGATAAAGAGCCAGTAGCATAAAACTGCAATGTGATGTTTTCACCCAACCCTGCCGTCATTTGACCTGCTGATTTGAAAACTATTTGTTTACCCCCCAAAGCCGTCACCATTGCAGCAATATTAGCATTACCCGCTTCGTCTTGTTGTTGTGTGAACCACGAAGAAAATAAACCAGTAGGGCGTGATAAATCAAAATGTGCTACTGCCCCCGTTGAACCACTAACACTATCATCATCTCTTAAAATCCCATCAACAGTAATATTCAATGTGTTTGTATTCAAGTCAAGACCTGCCCTTACACCATAAATCGGTATAGGCCATACCGCCACCCCTCTTGTAACTTGAAATGCTATATTACTTGCTTCTAGTTCTATAATTCCACCGTCTTTTCGTATTAATTGAATTTTTGGCATACTCAAACACCCCTACTAAAACCACTACCACGAGAACGGCTCTTGAATACTCTTCCTACTTCCTCACCAACTAATCGGGCTATTTTTCGTGGGTCGCCATTAGCACCAGTCACATTGATATTTACGGTTGTTTCACCACCACCAGTACCAGCACCATTAACAGTAACAGGGATGGTGCGGCCATCAGGTAGTGGAACAACTGCTTCTGTTCCATGTAGTGTCATAGGATAACCAGTTGAAGGACCAGATGCGATACCCCCTCTAGCCATTCCGGGGGCATCATCACCACCGAAACCGAAGAAACCACCAATACCATCAACAACCCACATAACAGCATCTATTAATGGTTGGATATAATCTAAAAGATTGTCTATCATTTCACTACCATAGGTCCATATTCTTGAAAATGCGTCTTGAATTGCGGTCCAAACACCAAAAATTATTTCTTTGGCCTTTTTGGTATCGCCACTTAATACCGCTACAATTGCTCTAATAACACCAACAACAGTAGTTAGAACTATTCCAATGAAGGTTAAGACCATTTTGAATCCACTCATAAATGCCTTCGCTAAGGGTTTAATATACGGCCAAATCCATTTAATAACTTTAATAACTAATGCAATTATTTCTCCCGTAGCCATTGCTACTGAACCCACAAGTTCCCCTATCACACTTATTGCATAAACAAGAAAATCAATCATTCCAGAATCTTCAAGGTAAGCAACAAAATCAGCCCACAAATCAGTTAATATGGTTATGAATTCTTCCACATCACTAGCACCAAAGGCTTCCATAATGGAATTCAAAGCAGACATAAAACCGTCATAAATATCAGTAAAGGCTGTAATTATTGTTTCAACTATCCCTGCCTCAACAAAAGCACCCAATAAAAGACCTATTGAATCATAAACGGACCCATAAAACCTGAAATAGAAATTCATTATTTCAGTAAGGGTAGGTATAACATCCATTCCAATACCCGCAGCATCGAGTTCGGGCAATACAATATCATTAAAGGCTGCTTTTATATCGTCAATGGCTATTTGTAAGCCAGCAAATATTTCCCCAATAATAGCCAAATCTTCTAACCATTTCCTTAAAGAGCCACCACCCTCATCAAAGGCAGCGGTAAATAGCATTAGACCCCCTACTACTGCAAAAATCAAACCTATAATTGGCAATATACTACTTAACATTCCCATAAATAAGTATTTTGTTGCACCAAGAACCTTTGTTAATGGCATAAATACCTTTGTTAAAAGACCAGTTGAAGCACCAACAACGGCCATTGAGCCACTTAATTTCTTTGTTGCTTCACTAGCCTCTTCTGCACCCTCTCCCACATCTCCACCAACATCACCAAAAGTAGAACTGATACTTTTTAATGCCATATCCCATTTCATATATGTTGTATAAAGTGGCCCTAATGCTTTCATTAATATTCGGTGTTTATCGGGTAAGACTGTAAGAATATCTGAATACTGTTGGAGAGTTTTTACCGTATTAACAGTATCAAGAGCCATCCCTGCGGTCTTTTCACTAGCCATCGTCTTTCAGCCTCGCATTCATTCGTTCAAAGAAATCAGTATCACTTGTAGTTCGAACAGCCCTACCCTTTGTGTTACCGAAACCCTGTTCACGCTTTACTTTATTTATAGATTCGGCTTCAATCTCCTTAAAAACAGACAAAGTAAAATAATCCAACATTACCCGTTCAGGTGTTAAATTATCCCATGAATGGGGTGGGCATTTGAAAAATTGACCTAGAAAAAAGGTGGGTAAGGCGTGTGCCAGTATTGGTATTTTTTCAATACCAACACTCAAATCACCCTCTCCGTCCCAAGTCATAAAACTACGAACATCATCAAGGGTTATACCAAAGGGCCAGCAACACCGCCAGCCAATCCCTGCATCAATGAATCAAACGAAGGTAATAATGATTGAATCGCCTCTCCTACTTCTGGTTTGAGATTCAGTAGTTCTGACTTACTCAAAATAGGGTCAGTGCGCTCAATACAAGTGCTGTAAACAAATTCCCAATATCCACCAAAATCAATATTAGGGGCCATATCCCCTTTACTATTAGGTGTAATACTAACAAATCGTGTTAAAGCATTTTGTCGTTCAATCCAAGAAAGGGGTTTAATCCATAAGGCTAGTTCCCCGAAGGGGGTATCAACTGTATGCCTAATTGCATCATTTCCTACTACTAAGTCACTCGCTTTCGCTTTCTCCGTCATTTTCATCACCATCAGTTATTGGTTCGGTTTCTTCACTTTCTTCAACTGATTCATCATCGGCAATTAATCGAGCAACAATTTCTGCTTTTGTTCCACTTACTGTTAGCCCACGCTGACTACACAAAACCTGTAAATCGGTTTTGGTTGTATCTTCGTAAGTCGTTGGTTCTGTGTTAGCAACGACTGGTGTTTCTGGTGTTGAAGGAGGTGGGGCGGGTGTTTCAATGTTATTGTGAACGGTAATACCACTAGCCGATAGGCCAGCCCCCTCCACAATACCTTTGTCTGTTATCATCCAATTAAGTAATTCTCGCCTTCCGGCAATCGTTACGAACCCTGTTAGCCTTACCATTGTTATCAACCCTATCATCCATTACTATTAGTTATTGTGATTATGACTTAAATTTTCCTTTGTTGCCTAAAAAGTCTTTTTCTTACTATTGGGTCATTTATGATAAAACACCTACAAAGTGAAATAAGGATTGGTTTCGGTTACTTTAACATGTCTTAATGCAATATGAACATCAGCGGTTACTGGCCCTTTATCATCAGGTAATGGGTGTTCAGCCTTTACTACTGTATAATCTTCAATAGTAATCGCTGCATTCTGTCTTGTTGCATGGGAACCGGGTTTTGTTAATGTCAAGGTAATATCATTACTATTGGTGTGGTGTTTACGTTGTCGCAATTCATCAAACCAACGAGTATCTTCAACTAAAGCAGAAAAACTAAGTTCATAATCACGGGCCGCTTCTGTTATTTCAGCCGCATATTGTGTTGATGCTTCGGCAACTTGGTCGGCAGCAGCATAAGAACCATCAGTACCCCGAACATACCATCTAGCCTCATTATTATTATTTATTTTCAAATCAATATTGGTAGCACGAAGTATGCTTGCGCCAAATGCTTCAAATGAAACATGTTGGAATAAATAAGGCTTTTCACCATTAACTGCAATACCCGAAACCCTACGATTTACTTGTGTATTAGCGGTATTTTCAAACATACGATGTGGTGTAATGAATTTTTCAGTTGTATCTGTAAACATACGACCCGCTTCATAATCACCTTTCACTTTTAGTTCCCCTTCACTATCTGCTACACAATTAAGATTTCCAACTTTACAACCAGAATAAACTCTCATCATTTGTTCAGCACCCGGTGTTACATCGGTTTGTCGGAATGATTGTTCAATAGTAAAAGAGGGTAAGTAAGAATACCCGAAGAAATTGTGGGCTACACCATATTTTAATTCAAAGGTGCTATCAAGTATCGCAGGGCTTCCTCTCTCCCATGCTATGCTGTTTGTGCTATCCCATGTGTATTGCATCCTTTCAACACCACATGAAGCGGCTGTGTGTTCAAATAAGAATGGTTCTTCAACATACACATATTCTGCATCTCCACCATCGGATGTCCCAACACCAATTACCCTGCGTATCTCGTGTTTGTTGAGTGTTGGTAATTCTGCATCTGCACCGGGGATTTGAACTGTGTCCTTATCCACGATTTGAATATAATCACCTATTGCGAATTTAGCGGCATTTGTAGCACCCAAATCAATTCTAATATCACCTGCTGAAATATCCGTATCAATTTTAGCCAATACATAAACTGAACGATTCGCTACTATTGCAGTTGCTACTGCACCTGCGGTAATGTCAACACAACTTGAAATGGCTGTGGTTGCACCCGCACCCGCACCATAATATCCGTATTGTACACCACCTGTATCACTTTGCTCAAGAACCTTAAAAACACCAGTTGAGCCGATATTTTCGAAAATATCATTATAATTAGATGTATTGATATTCACTACACCATTACCAGCAGCAGATGTACCGCTACCAATAGTGGTTTTACCACCAATCAAACAATCTGCATTGATAGCAATATCTGTTCCACCACCACCCGCTATACCCGTTGCTGTTGATGGTGCAGTAATTACTGTCACATCTTCAACTTGTGATATATCACCCACTTGTTGTGCATAAAATGCCGCAGTAGCGGGTTTTATGTTAAGAGGTGGTGCTGATAAAATAGTATCTGCGGCAGTAACATTCGAAAACTCGCCTAAACCAAGAGCAGTGTGACCACCAAGAGCATATTTGAAAAAGCGTAAACTGTGGGCATTCGTGTCAAACGCCCCACCACTAAGGGTTTCTTTACCGCTAGTCAAAACATTAACATCACGCCCCATCCCAACAATGTGTTGTTTCCTTACATCTATTTCTGATTCGGGTAGTGAAAATGAGTTAAGTAATCCTAAGAATTGGTCTGCTTTGATACGCTCATCCGTTCCGGGGTTACAAGACGCATCAAAAGTAGGAACACGAAGGTTATCAATAAGGAAATACTTGTCACTTGTTCCTACTACCGCTGCACCTACTGTTGCTAATCGTGGTTGAATAGTAATAGTATCAGCGTCATTAGCAGTAATATAAAAGGTGCGTTTTGTTGAAGAATAATCATCAAGTAGATGGTTACCAGCCGCATCATAAAATCGCAAAGTTGCCCCAACAAGCATATTTTTAGGGACCATCATATTACCAGCCGTATCAACCCAATACATTCCTTCGCCCACATGAATTGTGGATGTGTTTGTGGTTGGGCCTACTTGAGTCGTTTTCCATCCATCGGTGGCTGTTGTTCCATCGACCCATGTTCCTGTTCCGTGGCCGATAAGACCAGTCTCTTTAGCCAATGATACTTCGGCCAAATCTCCTTTGTAAACTAAATTCGTTGCCATATTTCTCATCTCAAATTATTTCTAATGGTTGTGCGAAAGTCACTACCTCCACCTGCATAGTATAACGGAACAACCTCTTGCTACGGTCTGACAAATCGGTTCTCGTTTTGAAGATTGCCCTGTCAAAGTTACTACCATCACCTTTTCGGTTCTTATGGATGATGCGCCGTACCTCATCTCTTAGGTCACTTAAACGCTCACGCCCCTTGACTGTTCGCATATCAATTGTTAAATTAACATGTTCATTTACGAAATCAAAAAGTAGTTCTGGTTGGGCTTCATTGTGGGCTGTTTCAAAAATTCTGATTATGTCGTGGTCTTGAAGTCTGGTCCTTTTTCCCTCTCCTACATCTAATGTAGCAATATCTAAAATAGATGGTTTAGGTGATATATTCCAACCAGTGTCTATTAAAGACTGGATTGCCGAAATTGCATCAACCATTTATCATCAACTCACTAATTCGGCTTCCGCTTGCTCAACATCACTAGCGAAAGGACTTGATATTTTATGACTTTTCATTATGTTGGCTAATTCTTCATCATTTAACCCACCATATTCATCAGCATTATTTTTCTCAAAAATTAATAGCCGTTCTAAATGGTTTGGCTCTAATGATATTTGCCGCTGTTGCGCTAACAATAAATTCTTAACAAGTCGTGATTTCTTTTCCCAAAATTTAATAATTTGTGGATGTGGTACTGTGGCTTTCATACATCATCACCCCTCATTGCGTCTATACCTGCACCTGTGGCTTTGTCTTTAACATCACATACACGACAAAGATGCTTTCCCGAAAGATTGCTCGCAATAACACCATACGACCCACAACCTTCACAATTATCAATCATTTTACCCGATGCGGTCCACCGGCGTTCTTTTTTAATTTCCATCTTAACCGCCCATACCTGCTACAATTATACTTTCTTGGAATGGCACTAATAGTTTTTGTACTTCGGCTTCTAATTTTTGGTGTTTATTACTTAAATCAACATTTTGTGTTCCTTCGGGGAATAATACAGAATAATCATCTGACATAATTATATCCATAACTACCAATTTAGTACAAGCCTCACTGATAGATTTTTCGACATACCGTTCACCATAAATATAAGCCATTCTCAAAGAATGGTTCTCAAAGAATGGGTATTCATTGTTGAATAAAATCATGCCATTTTCTTCAATGGACCACCATGATTTTTGCCGTTCTTCATCATTAATATCACACTTGAAACGAATTTGTAAAATTTCAGCATTTGCGGCATTCGTAATGTTTTGGTCAGAATCAAGAATAGCAATGGCTACATTAGTAGTAAAACTATTCACCATATCAGTTACTATGGTGAAAATATTACCAACTCTTGAGCACAAAGCGACCCTATTAGTTGTACCATCAGACAAATAAACAACACTATGACCATTGACAAAGGTTGAACCATCTGCCACTACAAATCCTGTTATTGTCGTGACGGTAGCAATTGTAAATGTAGCATTAGCACCACCTGTTGAAACTGTAATTGTGTCTCCTGTTGTATATCCCGTACCAGCCGCATTAATCGCAAGAACAGTAATGACACCACCCACCTGTGTAACATCTACTGTTAGCCCTGTGCCTGTGCCACCAGTTGTGGCTACGCCCGTTCCTGTTGAATACCCTGTTCCACCACCCACAAGAGTTATTGTAGCAGGGCTACCAACAAGTTCTGAAACAGTTGAAGAAACTGCCGTGTGGAGATTTCCAACGTAAGTCAAACCAGTATTGTGTGTCACCGCTATTGTTGCGTTTTGCCCCCCTTCTGTGCTACGCATTGACGATATTTCCACTACACCATCACCCGCATCACTATTACCGACCGCCAAAAATTCGTGATGCACATTAAGAGCAGCGGTTGAACTTGTGGGTGTTTCTGATGTTAATGAACCAATAGCAATAGCCGCTTTGTTAAATTCGGGGTCCAAATTAATTAAAGCGGCTAAATTATCAGCAGTTGATTTATGGTCAAATTCGGCTCGCCAATTGGTACTGGCTGACCCATCCGTTAAAGTAGCCGTTCCATTAGCACCGGGGCAAAGAATAACACTTTCACCCGATAATAACGTATGGTCACTAACTTTCAACCCAACACGAGCACAAGCCATCTCCCTGTAATAGTCACCCTGCCATGCACCCATTTTCAAAACCTGTTGAATAGCACCATGCTTAACGAACACAGCACCTACATAATCTGTATAGTATCGGCGTCTAAAAGGCTTAAAAGTAGTGAAATTGAGATATTCTTCGGCAACAATACGGGGTCTCCAAGCATGCCTAGTAACAGTATCGATGTAATCCTGTCTATTACGAATAAGAGTTTTAACATGACTTTTTTTAATTCCTCGTTCATTACTATTAGTAAATACACTTTGATTTTGCACATAAGCACTGTTGGCTGTGGTGAAAGACCCACTACCAGTACATACTAGGTATATTTGCCCACTAGAACCTACTGATGCGATAGAAGCAATAGTGTATGTAGTGCCAAGAGCAGTAACATCATCATAAACTAAAATAGTATCTGCTACCTCAAACCCCCATCTTCGGTAGTTAGCACCCGTGATAGGGAATTTAATGCTACCACCATCAATGACACTGTTACCCGCCAATGCTACTGGGTCTGGTAAAGGTAGTTGTAAATATTCAGATACTAATTCAGTTGTGGTATAAATTAAATCATCAGGATAAAGGGGTTGACTTGGCCTATGACCCGGTGTAAATGTGCGTGGCATTAAACCACCTTCCTACCCACGGAATGGTGACCTAAATTATAATCCATTGGACCAGAACATACTGCACATTTAGGGGTCCAACAAAAATGCAAAGTGCCGCAACTTAAACATCTAGTACCCGAACCAATATTTTGAATATTTTTTCGCTCGTTGCCTTTGATGCGGATTCGTTTTGTTGTACTATCTTTCATATTCTCTTTTGAAAACGGGCTTTCAGTTTCCTTTACAGAAGATTTGCGCTTATTGGCAATTTCCGCCATACGCACTTTACGGCGTTTTTCAATGTCAAGCATTTCGCTTAAATCAATGGTTTCTATTTCCATTTGACCCATGTGTTGTCACCTCGTAAGGCGACAACCTCAAGCCCTGCTGCCAGTAATGATTAATTCCACACTTAGAAGTGAAAGGTCTGTTGTGGCGGCACATTCTACTAATGGGGCTTGTAAGGCATTAGCCGCAATATCAGCAGTTGGGGTTTGGTCGTTTAGAGCATTACCACTTTCGTACACCTTTAATGTCTTGTTGGTTGCATCATATCGAATGATGTGACCTGCGCTATCCATACCTGTCACTAGAACTGAATCCGGATTTGCGATATAGGTTGTTGCGTCAAATGCTTCTCCACCTGTTGGATATGATGCGTCAAAAGCCACACTTACGAATGCGGTGATTTTACTACCACTTACACTGTTTCTTTTCGTGTTAGTTACTGTCAATGCCATGTTACTCATTTCTCCGGTTGTCGTTGTTATTTAATAGTGTTACCCTCAATCATATACTATAACTACGAATAGTGAACCTGTACCAGCGGTCCAAGCACTGGTTGTTGCGACCTTTATTTGCACCGTTCCGCATACCAATCCAGTCCACGGGGTGGGGTCGTCTAACGCCACACCATTTACCGTACCTCCACCATTAACCACCAAATGATTTGCGTTTGCCGCTGTTCCATCACTGGTAGCACCACCTTCACTTGTTTGATAGTGATATGGTAGCCCTGATGTGGATTTAAAATTAAGAGCAGTAATAGCCGTATGATAAGGATAAAGAGCAGGTGAAGTATGCCCATCAGTCAAATCTGCTGCAAGTAATTGAAAAGAGCCAGTATTTGTTCCCACCGCAACATCACAACGGGTAGCATCCACATAGATATTGTGAACCTTACCATTTAACTGCACATCAGCCGTTGCCGATGTGTTACCTGCCAAATCTGCTTGAGTAAACTCATAAACTAAACGATTTACACGAGTACGAGAACCATAGCGGCCTTCGCCGTCATTGATGCTGTTTGCGGTTATAGCCATCATTCATCACCTTCGGCTGAAAGTGCCTCGGCACGAGCCGTAAGGGATGCTCTTGTGGCGGTTCGAACTACGGTTTCGCCCCGTTCTCTAAACCATTTCATCATTTCCCCACGGGTCCATTCGGGGTCAAAGAGTATTTCTTCAACTTCTGGTTCCTCTTCAACCACTGGTTCCTCTTCGATTGGTAGTTCCTCTTCAACCACTTCTGGTTCCTCTTCAATAACATCAAGCATTTCTTTGTTAGATGGTGTTGATTTAAGACCTTGAACATCCCATTGAGGGAAACCCGGTTCTTTGAATTGTACTGCTAACTCATGTGGTATATCATCTCGTTCCATACCACGAGAAAATCCGTAAGTGCTACCCTCGTGTTGAAATTCAACATAAGGGCGAGTTCCAATATATTTCACTATTGTCATATTCTCACTCTCCTATACCGACTCAACGGTAAAGGATTGTGAGTCGGTGAGTATCACCAGCAGTGCCAGATGCTACTGTGAATTGCACTTCACCTGATACAATGGTTGGGATGGTTGGTTCCTCAAAGCCACCTGATAGGTTCTGAATACCGAGAATTGCGTATGCACTTGAACCATTTACACCAGTAATTGTGGTGTCGTCAAAGTTTAGTTTTGTTAGTGTGCTTGCCGAAGTTACAATCAAATCCACAATCAATAGATTCAATCCACCTTCTGCTGCGTTGCTACCAATTGGTGATTGAAGCCATGCTGTGCTTGCAGGGTCACTACCTGCCCACATTCTGGTATCTAATACTACTGCGCTTGTTCCTTGCGTAATGTTTGCTGTTGCCATTTTTCATCATCTCCTATTTTTAATTCCTCATATTCAACTCAAGTCACGAATCTTCCCACTTGCCTTAAAGAAAGTGCAAGCCAATTCTCCCATTGTATGGAATAATCCCATTTGACCTAGACGGTTGATACCGAATGGGTCACCTGTTTCAATTCCGGACTCGTGGTAAAGTGTAGGTTTTGCTGTTGTGAACCATAGATAATCAGTATCTAGGAAATACATACGACTTGAACCACCGCTTTCCTTGTGAACATCCTTTGATGGAATGATTGGTACACCGTTGTAGGTTGCTACTACGAATCCACCTTGAAGGCCCGGAACACCCTTTACGCCATTGACGCCGGGTGTTACACGCTTCATTTCAACGAATCGCTGTTGTGGCTGCAAGAGTTGTTGAATGGTCTCAATGGTATCATATCCAGTAAGGATAACCTTTGGCTGACCACCAGCCTCCCATACTTGTCGGAACATTCCATCAAGTGTATTGAGAGTTAATGCTCTTTCTGCGCCTGTTGCACCTGCATCCACCTGTGCGTCATACCATGAAGCACTACCACTGCTGGCACGAGTTAGGTTGTAGATGTTGTGGTCTGTAAGTGCGCTTACATCACCGAATGCCGCTGTTTCCACGAAAGACGAGGAAGTAATGCGGTCAAGTGATTCAAAGTCGTTACCTGCTGGTGTATCAATGTCTGAAAGCAACATTTGGTTAATACCTTCACTGTGTGCCTTTGCCATTTCCATCTTCATAACTGCTCTTGCATCTCCAAGACCATCATCCTTGTCTGCCAAGAACATTGCTGTTTCTGACAAGTCAAAGGTGTTAGCGACTGTCTTTGGCTTGGTGCTGACATGAGCAAAGGTTGGCTTGGTTGTTTCTGGTAGTGTTGCATTTTCACCAACACCAGTTAGCGCACCCGGCTTTGCGGTTACGACTCTCCAACCACTCTTTTCCCACGGTTTCTTAGGTAGAATGCTAAAAGCATTAAACTCTTGATTAAGTTGGGACCAGACCTTTCGGCCAAAAATTGCTTGGTAAGTTCCTCCTGTGCTGCTCATCAAAGGCGCATCTGCCTTCAATAAGTCTGTTCCTGAATACGCCCATGCGTTCTGGCCTGTGCCAGCCCCATAGTAAAGGCGTTCCATATCTTCAATTGTACGAATATATCCTGTGCTACCACTCATTTAATCATCTCCTATTATTCTATGTTCCCCTGCAAGGCTCTTTGGCCTAATTCTTCTAATGCTTTCCAACCATCGATTCCATTACCTAAAGCGGCAAATTCATCGTGGGTTGGAACTCTTACATCCGATTGTGCTGGAACTGGAACTGCGGATTTTTGTATTTCCGCATTATCTGTGCGTAGTGATTCAATTTCAGCCTTTAGTGCTGCAATTTGTGAGCCGTGGTCGTTTTCCTTTTGAATTGCCAACGCCTGTTGGGTTTCTGCTTCATAGCGGTCATTCCATTCTTTCTCAACAAGTGCCTTTACTGCCTCTTCATCACGAATAGCAGAATAAGCACCGTAACCACGCTCAAGAGATTGTGGTGAAAGGTCAAGACCTTGCTTGATAACTTGTCGGTTACCTTGTGGTGCAGGGTTTTTCATACCTGCAACTTGCGGTTGCTTGATTACATACTTGTTAGATTTTGCATTAGGCAACTTTGGTGCAGAAGCGAGTGTTGCATCTTCACCACTACCAATCAAGTCGCCTTGACCACGGTGATTAAAGCCATGTGAACCATCAACACCAACCATGTAAGATTTTCCAAGACCAAAGTGGTCTCGTACTGAATTCAAATCAACACCCTGTTCATGTGCAAATTTTTCCAAACTGTCGATGTAAGCAATTGCCGCTTTCTCATCAACATTCGTCTTTTCCACATGCGTAGTAGTTGGTTGTTCCTCCACTGCATCGTTTTCTTCCAATTTCTTTGTTATACGTGATAAAGCATCACGCACTTCGCTTAGGGTTTCTGTTCCATTTGTCATATCATCATCATCCATTTTTAGTAGTGTATATTGTGATTCGGGGTTAATACCCTTTTTGCACAGGGTAATCTCATGTAGTTCCATATCTGTAATTTCACGGTGTGAACCGTGTTCAGGTGTAGTCTTATTAATTCTGAAAAGTGCTTGACCACCGATGGAAAATGCTCGTAATTCGCCACTGCGAACCTGTTTTTGCACTTCACGGGCCTTTTCAATGTCATTGCGAATTTTACAAACAACGAATAAACCGTGGTCGTCAACTTCTGATTTCCAAACTCGCCCTTCACTATCACTATAACTAGGGAGAACTTCACCAACTTGAATCCCACTGTGTGCTAATTGCACATTGCGGTATGCTTGATTCTCCATGAAGCCATTAAATGCCTTTTTGAGTGCAGATACAGGGATTCTATCTCCCTGCTTATCCACCATATCAACACTAGCATAGCCCGCTATTACCAAATCTCCATTATTATCTGACTTCAAAATAAAATCAGAACCAACGGCAGACCAAATAGCAGTAGCGGCTGTCATTGTTTCGCTCAATTTTATGTTTTTATATTTAATACTACTGTTGAGGGCTTGCCCCTTCAGGTGGCATTGGAGGCATCGGTGGTGGTGTCGGTTCTTCCTTAACAGGCACATTCACTTCTGCCTCTTCCTTTTCCTCTTGTGGTGTTTTCACAGGAAAACGCAAAGTTGCGTTAGAGCCTTCAATTTCAATCTCACCTTCAATTCCTTCACCCTCTTCATCAATTGTTTCTATTTTGATATGTTGTGGTTGTGGTGGCATACTACCATCTTGGGTTCGATATGGGTCAAACATTGGTGTTGCCTCTTCATCGGTTAGTTGTGTAGGGCCACGAGGCGCAGTAAGCATATCCATCATTCCAGACCACCCTCCACTTTGAACACTTCCAGTTACACGAGCAAGCGGGCTACCCATATTTTCAATTATTTCATCATCAATTGCTTCATTGACAGACCACAAACCCTCTTCGGTTCGTTCTAAACCATATTCACCACCAAATTCTGTTAGCATTTCTTCTGTAAGGCCACTTATTTTGGCTTTCAATTCCGCTGGTGTGAGTGATTCATTCATATCTGTCAATAATTTACGGGCATTAATTAGTAAATGTTGAGAATTAGATTCGTTACCTGCTGTATCTAATAATGCGGCACGAGTAAACACCATACTAGACTTAGTAGTAATAGTAGGTGGATAAAGACCCACTTGTGGTATATCGTACTTTAACAAATGTGTAGCAACTGGCCCCCACAACCCCACCTGCATTTTAGCATGAATAGCCAGTGGGCTATCTGGTATTATATTTTCAATGTTTAGGATTTCCCCATTCCAAGAGCCTTTTACTAATAAGGGGGTGGTGTGACCAACATATTCCAATACAATATTACCATTGCGTGATGAAACATTGGGTATTGGGCCATTTATTTTAGTTATATCATCACCGTTTGGTGAAAACAATACCCAACGATGGTGTGTTTCTTTACCTTTAATGAAAGCCGAATTAGCATCACGAAGCCATGTTTGGTTTGTTTCAATAGAATCTATATTTTTTTGTAAGCCATCTCTATCGGTAAATTTACAATCAATAGGCATAGGGAATGAAACACCTTCATCAGTTTCATACATTGTTCGCAATATTTGTAGCCTATCTTCTAATGGTTCCATGTGTATATCATCCCCCTTATGAACCAATAAGTCGATAGCCCTGAAATGTTTATCTTTCAAAACACCATCAAAAACACAATCACCATCCTGTTTACGAATACTATCACGAACCTCACCGGGTAAACTAATGTCTTTACCTCGTGCGTTATGGGCCTTTATGTGACCACCTTGTTTAGTGATGTAAAGGCGTTTACCTTCTGGTTTACTTTGAACCACCCAATCTCCACTAAATCCTTTCAAATCATCCACTGAACTCAAATCATATATTGTGTGGGCAGGTTGTACTATTTTTTCAAAGACCCCGGTTGGTTCATAATCATCCGATTTCCATAAGTCACCACTTAAAATTGGTGTATGGCCCCTCTCATTTGTAGCAAAAAGAGCAGGTATATCATTAATTTTAGGTTGCATTTGATGGTCTATGATGATAGGGTTTACTTTTTTGAGATGATTTTCGTGAACTGTTCGTTGTAATGTTTCAAATGGTTTGTCTTTTACATCAAATTGTATTCCTTGTTCATCATTATTCCATTTATACGCAAGTGTAGCGGGCATTTTATGGCCCCAAGCATCCATATCTCCAGATAAATATACTGGTGGTGTTGTCGCCATAGAATTTGGATGAACTGGCCCAACTGGTACTTCTTGACTAACTAAACCGTCACCAACAAACTGTGGTGCAATTGTTTGATGATTTGTATTCCCTCTCATCATCTGATAGTTGGCTGCTTGTGCTAACTGTTGCACATTACCACGAGCAATCGTATTTGCTCTAACATCAGTTGGGTCTATCGGGGTGAATAAGTTAGAGCCATACTTTTCCATTAGTGGTATTGACATATCTCTCATCATCCTACCTATATTTTCATCACTATTTTCATAATGGTCGTTATGATAACTATGATATTCTTCATCTCCTGTGTGTCTTTCAGAACTTGAACCACCACGGGGCCAACCCATATCAGTATGGGCGTTTATCACACGACCCAATGGATGAAGAGTAAGTGCTTCTGATGGTAAAATCATCCTACTACCATTACCCTTTATTTCGCTTGGGTGAACTTGGTGGTGATTCGCCACAGACGACCAAAGACCCCTGCGCCGATTAAGAGAACGCACCCGTGGGTGGTCAGAATCAGATTCCCAACCAGTAGCGATTGCAGAACGATGTGGGTGGTTCAAAATCCTTTCATCATTTGCGGTTTGAGGGAAAAAGGTTGAACCGCTACTGTGAAAACCATCACCACTATCACTTAATGGATGTTCTTTATTGTTCACCATCCCCATCAATTCATCACCAAGCCAACCACTAAAAGCCGCTGGATATGATTGTTTCAATACTTCGACCAGCGAACTACCATCTCGCCCCACACCCCCTCCATGTTGAAAGGGTTGCCAGTGATGATGTGTATGAGATGGTAATATCTCTTCATTATCATTAATATATGGAGATTTATAATGACCCAAACCCGATGGTGGTAATTCTCCCGACACTGGCCCGTGTCTATCAGAAGGTCTTTTCCACCAATTTAATAATGGCATAAATCTTTCAAACCAATTGCGCTTTGCCCTCCCCCATGAAATTCCAGTTTCGGGCGCAAAATCATTCATAATTTTTCTAGCATTGCCCTCTTGAGCATTTTCTGTTTGACCTAATTTTTTCAACATATCCATAAAAGATTCTCTTTGCTCAAAAGAATTCCATTCTAAACCAAATAAATTAGATAGTAAACCCATTTTTTCCCAATCTTGCATTTTATACTCTTTATACTCATCATCACCCAAAAAAGAATGCCTACCCTCTCGGTCGTCTTTGTATAATTGATGTTGGGTTTCGTGGGGTCTGCCCATTAATGCTTCAAATTCTTGTGGCATTATTCCCAATCGTTCATTATTAGCCATTTGTTCAAGAACATTTCGACTATCCCATAAATGTTCAATGAAGTGTGGTTCACCCCATTGACTACCATGTAATAATGGCATCGTGGGTAGTTCTCTTGAAAAGGGATGCCTCTTTCCAAACGCATTGTTTTCATCTGCTTGGGGCCAGTCTTGAGCATAAGTTGTCGCAAACTTACGTTGCCCTGCTAAAAAATCATCATAGGCATCTGGTAAACTTAAATTGGTAACTGGTGATGGGTTATCTATATTCCTCATTGAATATGATGATGGATTTTCCATATTCATCATACCAAGTAAAGCGGTATCTTCCTTTTCAATCTCTTGACCACTTTCATAAAAATCCGCAAATGCCTTCAAATAAATATTAGAATCAAATGGGTGATTCGTCACCAATGACTGAAAAGCATCGGTTCTTATTCTAATGAATTCTTCTTTATCCATTTTATCACCCCTTAAGAGAGGCGACCCGCTATATTTTCTATTTGGCTGGCTATTTCCTCTATAAGCCCAACATTGCCGTAATTACCACTTTTCTTTATTTGTGCAAGGCGTTCTTCCATTGGTGCTATATTCCAATTACCATCTGCTCGATTGCCACCATCGTTTAGGTGCATGTGCAAACTACTACTCTTTTCATCATAGCCTGTTTGTGATACTGATGGTATTTGGGCCTTTTCAGATATGAACGTGTTTTTTCGTGAAGGGGCATCAGTATAATTAGGTAGCACTTGATTGGTGCTATAACCCCTTGATTCAACTGGAATGCCGCCACCGTGGTCGTAAAATTCCGGTACTGATGATTTGTCAGTTGGCTCTTGCTCATACTTGACTACGATACCTTTGCTCTCTAGGAACTCGGTTGTCTTATCCATCTTCGTTTTAATGTCTGATGGCTTACAACTCGGACAGTATGCCGACCCGCTATCATCTGCGGCTTCGTGGTGCAAACCCTCATAATTCCTAATTTCCGCAGAACAACCTTCCTTAGAACAAATCCGTTCTTCCTTCCCAAAGTTAGGCTTATCATCGTCACCCTCTTTGGGCTTGTTATGCTTCTGTTTCTTGGATTTGGGTAGTTTTGGTTTTTTCTCATCACCCTTGTTAGGTTTGAAAGAACTCGCATCTGGTCCACAAACACATGGATTCGGGGGGCAATCATTAGAACAATATGTATTTTTTTGAATTACTGCACTTTCCAGTTCTTTTACTATTTGTAATAGTTCTCCTTCAAGAGTCTGTGCTGGGTCTTTCCATGTTGGTTGCATTTGTTATCACCTATACTTTAATGAAGAGGGGGTTTGATTAGGGGATGGCATTGCCTTTTCCATCTCTTTCCACTCATGTAGTGTTTCACTGGGGCTTTTAACAATTGACGAATCAGTATTAAAACCAGAAGTAAATGTTGTTTCATCAATTTCACGCTGCAATGGGTCGAATACCTCTTCTGCCATTGGTGTTACGGCACGAAGCCACCCTGCCTTTTTCATCATGGTTTCAGGGTCATCCATTGCTTTGAGTAATGATGTATTATGTGATTCTAATGTATCTATTCGCTGACGGAGAGTGCGTATCTCTTCGACCATCTCTTTGAGTAAGTCTGCTGTTGCTTCACCAATATCGTCAGTCATATCACATAGCCCCCATTCCGGGTGGCATTCCACCCATTGGTCCGGGTGAAGGCGCACCACCGGGTGGCATACCCATTGGACCGGGTGCTGGCATATTTTGAAGGCCCATCAATTCGGGTGGCAAACCACCCATTTCATCACCACCGATAGGATGATTTGTCATACTCGCATCCATATTACGAACTGCACCCACCCCTTTTCGCAGTTGTTCAATAGCATCTCTAAAACTTTGTAGTAATTCTTGATGTACTTCAACAGGCATATCGTCTAAATTGTCACCATAACGAGTTTGCCCGATTGTTCCAACATGGGCGGTAATATCAATTGCCATTTCAGATAAGCGTTGTTCCAAATCTGAACACATCTCTTCTGTTGAAGAATAGACTTTGGGGCTATTTGTTAAAGCATCCATTTCTTGAAGTGTAGGACCACCAGACATTTCAGCACTTGGTGGTGGTGTAAGTGGTGCTGGTGGTGTAACTTGAGCCGGCATATTGGCTAATTGCCCACCTTCACCAGTTGCATCGTCAGCCTTTCTTAGTAAATTATGTTGAAAATCAATAACCTGCATACGGCCCGCAATATTAGGTTCAGACCAATATGTCATTAATATCACTCACTTTGGGGTCTCCAAATAGTTGAGGAACGGCCCATGCGTGAAATACCAAGAACAACTGCCCCTTCGGTTCCATCATAATCGCTCACAGTATTGTTGTGTTGTGAAATGTTACCCATAGGCAATCCCTCACCAACTACCCCTTCACTATCACTTTTTGTAATGCTCGCTGTTTGTTCAAATGATTGTACTAAATTCAAATCTTTTTTGAGAGCAGAAAGGGCATTTTCAGCATCTTCAATGTGCTTACTAACATCTTCTGTATTCTTATGAACCAGTGCATTTTGCATTGCCTCTAGGCTCGCTAAAGCCCTACGAGCCATAGGTTCCATTTTTTCCAATAATCCAAAATCAAGAAAGCCGTCTGTCATCTTAACCACCCCTTCCGAAAGCCTCCCATTTATTCAAGGTTCCCCTTTATTATAACCCATATCTCCGATTCATATTATTTATGCGCTCATCCACATTCTTTTCTGAAACACTTGCTTTGTCCCTTTTATCCTGTTCTGTTTGGCTCATGTGGTGCTCACCATCAAAGCGACTAACATCTTTAGGTGATTTGCCCCCACTTCGCCTACTATTGATATTTAATTGTGAATCACCCTCCATGCGTAAAGGTGGTAAATCAGTATCAAGTGTAGTCATAAGAGCAGCGGGTACTGGAACTGACCCATGTATGGGGTCTGATGTGGTACGCTTCAATATATTAGCCATTGACGGGGGTATATTATCCCACATTGCTTTTTGAACTGGTGCAGGTGCTACTGCCCCTTCGGGTGGCATCGGTGGTGCGGGCGGTGCTTCCTTGTAATCGAAGTGCAAATAGCCATCATCATCACGGAGGGATGCTTCATAGCCCGATTGTTTCATTTGCATCATGTTCCTAATCGCCATTTCATCACGGCGCATAGTCATAATTTCATCTTCCTCTTCATGTGGTTGTAAAGACATATTCCATTCAGTAATTTGTAAGGCTTGTATTAATAATGGTAGTAGTTTATCGTTGTATAAATTTTGACTAGCGGCTAAAGCACGATTAGTCACCACGATTTGCATACCTTCATTGTTAAGACCTCCACCAGATACATCATTCATAAACACATTTGATACACCAAAGAATGATGAAATACGCTGTCTAATGTCGTCTTTAATAGGGATATATTGTAGTTCTTCAAGTGTGTCCATCATACGAACATACTCAAGGCCACCACGCCCACTCTCCGTTTCAACACCAACAGTAGGGATATACTGCGGGTCACGCTCAAGGTGTTCCTGTATGTTTCGTGCTGTTCTCTCCACCGTTTCAAGGTTGGATGATTTGATAACCATAACCCCTCTTGGCATCCTACGCTTTTGATATGCAGCATAGACATAATTATCCATAGCAATTAATGTATTCACTTGACGCCATAATGTGGCTACTGGTGACCGCCCATACAATTTAGATGGTGACCATTTACTGATATGAATAACCTCACCTTCGGTATAGACTTGACCTGCACCTACACCCGCCAAATTCATAAATTGAATAGGTATTACTGGTAATCCAGTTTTAGGGCATGTTTCATCAGGGTCACTGGTTCGGAATGAACGGTCAAGTAAACTTGTATATTGTTTACCTCCACGAATACCCCTCTTATCAGCAACAATACGCATAAAAATTGGGTCAGCACGAGTTATCTCTTTGATGCGATAGAATTTTGGTTTGCCCGTAGCAGGGTCTACAAAGTATTCTTTTGTTAGGATAATATAAGCATCATCAACGATATTCAAATCCATCTCAATTTCACGTAAAACTTCAAGGAATGATTGCCCCATACGGTTATCACTTTCAAGTAGTGCCTTTGCATACTCTAATTGCCCTTTATCCGCAGGGCGTGTTTCAGAACCGCACTTTTCACATTCTTTTATTTCTTTATTGTATGTTTCTTCACATTCACGACATTTCGCCACAAATTTCGGTTCCCATTTCCAACCTTTTCGGAATGTTTCAGTAGCCAAATGATTGAGAATTGAACGCAATACTAAACATTCATACGCAGCCGCATAAAGAGCAGGGATGGTAATTCCTTGTAATAGTGGTGGTTCTTGAACACCAGAAGTAAACAACGGCATTTCAGGTGTTGGGGTGCTATGTCGCTCCATATCGACCCCAAGAGCCGCAAAAAGACGGTCAATTCGTTTCTTTTCAGTAGTCATTAATAATCACCTCCTTCCATTTTTCTATTTCCTCTTCTGATACATTCCATTTTTTTAGAAGTAATGGTTGTTTTTTAAGTGATGATTGTTGATATGCCATAATCCTACCAGCATTTTCATTTTTCTTAATAGCAGAAATTAGAATACATACTTCGGATTCTTTTTCCCCTAAAAATGGCATAGCCAGTTGAGAGGCTTTAAGAACTGCTTTTTCACCCTCAAACACAAACTGCCGACCCTCCCATGTTATATTTTCCACACCCAATTCCTTTTTTAGAATAGTGGTATAATCACCGGCTCTTTTAGTATTAAATGGTAATAAAATTCGTGGCTGGCCTAAACTACCAATTTCCACCGAACCACCGACTTCCCACAAACTACCAATAAATGGGCCGACCGCTTTGAGGAATATTGGTGGTTTATTAGTACCATAATAAAGGGTTCTATCATCAGACTTTTTACCTTGACCCACCACTTTCACATCATACAAAAACCCATACGATTTAATCAAAGAACCTAACTCTTTGGTATTGGCACAAACGCCATAAGAAGTCAAAGTTAGCGCATTCATATCACCGTGTTTTCGTATGGTATCATAAGTAGTTGAAAGAATGTTTCTTTCACGGCGACTTAGACGTTGTTCAGCATTTAGCCTAATGTTCCATTGTTCCCATACTTTTTCAATATTATCACCCCTCTTCAAAGCCGCTAGTGTTTGCCTTAATGGTAATTCTAATCTGTTGGGATAAGAACGTAATAAATTAAAATCATTATCACGAAGTTGCAGTAATGACCAATCCTTATCATCCCACCAATCAAATGTTTTCATTATTGCATTTTGTTCATTTTTTAACATATCGACTACTTGGGGTATTAATGACTCTTCACCACCCTCTTTCAATAATTCAATTAAATCCCCACCATTAATACCAAAACTATCCATAAAAAAGGATTTACCAACATACGCTACATCGGTCAATTCTGTTCCCGGTTGCTCATCTGGTATTGATTCATTTTCATTGCCTTGTAATCCTTGAATATCTCCATCAGGTGCAAGGGATTGTTCTTGTTTTGGCTTTTCAAGGGCTTGTTGTATTTGCTCTATGGTTTCCTTTGAACCTTCTAAATTTTGGTCTAAACCTTCATTTGTTGATGGTTGTTTAATACCACTATCTAGCACTTTATGGATAGCATCTTCAATGCTTCGTATTTGTGGGTCCCAGTGTATTTCTATCATGCGTCTGCCCACCCTAATCTCTTGGCCCATGATGAACCATCAAGAACTACTATATTGTCTTTATATTCCTTAGTCGCTTGTACTGCCAAAGCCAAAGCGATTACACTATCGTCATGTTTACCCAATGATTCCATTCTCCCGTTTGGTAACATAGTAAACATAGATAGTTCGGATAATAAAATATCTATTAGTCTAAGAGTAGCACCTTCATCCTTTTGAGGGATAATCAAATGCCGTTGTTCAAAGTGCAATTGAAGTGCATGGATAACTGCCTCTTTACGCATACGACTCATAGTAAAGGGTTTGATAGGTAAATCACTAATCTCCTTCAATACTTGATGGAATGCCTGTGCGAAATTGTTTGTTTCCAATTCAACAATAACTGGATTGTACCTAGCACTTAACTCTATGATTTTATCAATTTGAGAGTTAAAATCCATACCCTTTTCACGGTGCATCCACACTATCCGCTTATGTCGGTTTTCATCCATAGCGATAACTACCATACAAGTATAATCGGCTTTTCGGTCAGGGCTAATAGCGGGGTCCCAACCAATGTAGTAGTTCTCTTCAACATCATCATCACCTTTTTGTGAATCAAACTCAAAGGCATAATCAGCATTTTTACACGGGTCGGTCATTTCGTTAGGGAATAAACTAGATTCACTCGCTATTGGTTTACATAGATATTCACGAGTAAATGCAATAGAAGTCATTTCATTACGGCGAGAGTGTAGTGCTTCTAGTGACCACCGATTAGGCCATAGGGGTTCACCAGTAGCCTCACTAATAGCGGGGTATTCCCTCACTTCATACCCACTTAATGATTTCAATTCACTATACAAATCAGTATAGGAGAACGGCGTTCCAACAATACACAGTTGCGCTGTGTGGTGAAGCACAGGTAATAGAGCAGTATAGAACCATTGAGCAATAGAAGCCAATTGAGTATCGGCTTCACTAGATAATATATCGTCAAGCACCACAATATCAGGGTGCGCCCCACGAACCGATTTACCAACAGACATAGCAGTAATTGATGATTTATTGGTCATTTTGAACTTTTGTTTCGCCCAACCTCTTTTTGGTTTCAAATGCGAAAGAACGGGGCTACTCATAATTAACTCATCCATTTTTGCCATGTGGTCAATAGATTGGTGCTGACTATGTGAAAAGAATAATACTTCTGTGCCGGGATTGTACGCCATTTTCCATAGCAAATAACAACGGTAAAAGACTGATTTACCGTGGTCACGAGATGCTATTACACAGGTTTTATTATTTTTTTCCGACATTTCATACCATTCGTTGTGAAAATGAGCCAATTCGTATTTTTCATTTACACTACAAACATCTTCAAAAAAGTATCTGAAATCACGGCGACCCATCTCCCAATCAACCTTACTGGCAAGGTTGAGTACAGATTCGCTCACGATACGCCACCTTCCGCCCACCCACCGGGCAGAAGGCTATAATCAGAAGCACCTTCCTGTGGTGGCTTCGTGTCTTTAATTAAACCAAAAGGTAGTAGTGATACATCATCATCTGCACTTAATTCAAAGTCTTCACCTAACCAGTTGGTAAGGTTCTCTCTAGCAGCACCTTCAGGTTCCTTCTTTTTAGCAGGGTCATATATGGAATGGTCAGGTGGTGTAGCCGCAGGTGCAGGTGGTGTAGCCGCAGGTGCAGGTGGTGTAGCCGCAGGTGCAGGTGGTGTAGCCGCAGGTGCAGGTGCAGGTGTAGCCGCAG